CCTTCCGGGCTGTCCAATTCAGACTTTGACGATTACACCATGAGGGCCGAGTTCTACCCCGCCACTGCCAGGACCCTGGACGGTCTGGCCGGGGCGGTATTCCGCAAGGACCCCTTGATGACGGTCCCAGAGGCCCAGGAAAAGCTTCTGGAGGAGGCCACCCTTCGGGGTGAGGACATTACGACCTTCGCCAAGAGAGTTGTTCGGGACGTCATATCGGTGGGCCGATTCGGATCCCTGGTGGATTTCGATGAATCCATGGAGAAGCCCTTTGTGGCCGGATACCGGGCGGAGAACATCATAAACTGGCGGGTCACCGTGATTGACCGCCGTCCCGTGGTGACGCTTATCGTTTTAAAGGAGGCCGCCTACGCCCCGGATGCTGATGACCCCTTCGCCACGGTCGAGGTGGAACGGTGGCGGGTTCTCCTCCTGGGGCACGCTGAAGCAGAGGACGTTGGGCCCCTGGTGTATTCCCAACAGGTTTGGGAGAAGCGGGAGGAGGACAAGGACCCGATGCAAATTGGCGGGACGATCATTCCCACCCGCCGGGGGAAGCCTCTGGAGAAGATTCCGTTCACGTTCTTTGGGCCCTTCGACCTGTCGCCAGACCCACAGAAGGCTCCTCTTCTGGACCTTTCAGACGTCAATCTGTCCCATTATCGGACCAGCGCGGAACTGGAGGAGGGGGCATACTTCACCGGGCTGCCAATGTATTGGGTGGCTGGCCGTATGCAGGGCTCACAGGATGAAGGAGAGGTGGAGTTCACCGTTGGGTCACGGCAGGCCCTACTCCTGGAAGAAGGGTCCACAGCGGGCGTCCTGTCGGTTGACGGCGGGGACATGGGAATCCTGAAGACCCTTATGGACGACAAGGAAAAGCGAATGGCCGTCCTGGGGGCCCGAATCCTGGAGGACCAGAAGGCCGGGGTTGAGGCAGCCGCCACGGTGACCATGCGGCACGCCGGGGAGAGCAGCCTTCTGTCCAGTATTTCCGGGACGTGCTCCAAGGGCATGGCCCAGGTGGTGGAGGACCTTGTCTGGTGGGACGGGGTGGAGCCCAAGGATATTGGCTTCGAGTTGAACAAGGACTTCATTTCCGGGCAGATCGCCCCCTCCGAGTTGGTCCAGCTAGTGGCGGCCTATCAGCAAGGGGCCTTGGGCCCAAAGGCCTTCTTTAAAGCCATGCAAGATGGGGAGCGGGTTCCTCATGAATGGACCCTGGAGGACTGGCTGAAGGACATTGACGATGGCCGGGAGTTGCTGGACGCTCAAATGGCCAACGAGGACGATGGTGACGAAGAGGACGACGAAGAGGACGACGACCAGGGCGGGGACGACAAGAAAAAGTCCCCCAAGGACGACACCACCAAGGATAAATAATCCATGCCTGGGGCCAATGAGGAACTCTTCGACGCTTTAAACCGTCACCAAGTCTTCCTGATCCGATACGGCGGGGCGTCTGCCAAGCGGGCCGTCACCCTGTTGAAGGCAGCGGAGAAGGACGTCCTGGCCAGGATGGCTTTAAAGGCGGGTAATATGTCCTCCGTCCAGTCCACCCGCTACCAACAGATGATATTCACCCTCCGGAAGCAGTCCAAGGACCTGTTGAACGCCCTGGAGAAGCAGTCCAAGGCTGACCTGTTGGAACTGGCCGGGCAGGAAGTGGACATTTCCGATGCCCGGTTAAATCAGGCCTTCGGGGTGGACCTCAACAACTTCAGGGTTCCGCCGGAGGTTCTTCGGACCCTGGTGGAGAGCCAAGGCCTCAGAGCCCGCCGTCTGAAGGACTGGTGGGGAGATATAGGCAAGTCCCGACTGTCCAGGCTGGAAAGCGCGGTGGGGATTGGGGTCATGACCGGGGAGACTTCCCCACAGATCGCCCGCCGGTTCCGGGATGCCGAGAAGGTGACCGCCCGACAGGCCACGGCCCTGGTGCGGACTCATGTCAACCATGTGGCCAACGCCGCCCGCCAGTCCTTCTATGAGGCCAATGACGACCTAGTGGACCAAGTCCGCTGGACCGCTACCCTGGACGGCAGGACCTCCCACATATGCCAGTCCAGGGACGGTAAGTCCTACCCTTTAAAGCGAGGCCCACGGCCCCCTGCCCACCCTAATTGCCGGTCTACCATGGTCCCGGTCACCAAGTCCTGGGATGACATTTCCAACGTCCCCCTGAAACCAGGGCGAGGAGCCAAGAACCTTCGGGGGCTGTACGAGAAGTCCTTGGCGGCCAAGGGGTTTTCCAAGGCGGACATTTCCAACGTGATCCAGGACAGCCGGGCCAGTCTGAACGGTCAGGTGCCGGGCTCCCTGGATTATGAGTCCTGGCTACGCCGCCAGCCCCACGGATTCCAGAACGAGGTCCTGGGCAGGACGAAGGCCACCCTGTTCCGTAAGGGCGGCATGCCCCTGGACAAGTTTGTGGACGAGCGGGCCGGGATTCCCCTGAACCTCGCCCAGATTCACCGGGCCAATGAGCAAACCTGGATGCAGGTCTTCGGCCCGATGGACAAGAACCTGAACGAGGCCTTGATAAGCCCCCACCTGTTGGCGGCCCAGGCAGCCTCCCTGTCTCTACGGGGCAGGAGAGCCCGAGGCCCTGGTGAGTTCGAGAAGCTGGAGGCAGAGGCCGGTGGACCCAAGACCAACGTCTCCAAGGCCATCAAGAAGGCCAAGCTGACCGTGGACGGGTTCGACGTGAAGTCCTCCTCCGAGAAGGCCGGAATCGTCACGGCCATGGTGGCCGACCTCGCCATTGAGAAGAAGATTTGGGGCTCTTTAAAGGCCCTGGACGTGAAGCTGGCCAAGGGGATCGACGGCACCCCGGAGCAAATGGCCATGTTGGACCTCCTGGAGGACGTCAACCCCGATGCCCACGAAAAGTTCATGGACAAGGTGTCCTCTCTGAAGCTGGAGTTCGGAGGGGCGGCTGAACTGGCTGAACTGTCCGCGAAGCCCTGGGCCGGGACCATCCTGAAGACCCTAGACCCCGACCTGCCGGACCCGTCCAAGGTGGCCGTCCTGAAGAAGGCCATGGCTGACGAGGACGTGGCGCAGGACGCCTTGAACAAGGCCAGAGCAGACCTGAAGGACGCCTTGAACAAGGACGGCCTGGACGGAGCCTTTGGCAAGCACCTGCCAGACGGGTTCGATGACCTCTTGCCCTCCCAGGCTCTCCCTGTGTTCAAGGTCCTGGCCGATTCCCTCCCCGACACCCTGAAGGCCATAAAGGCCTCCAAGGTCATTGACGACTTTAAAGGGGAAAGCGGCCTCCATGCCAAGGTCATGGACAAGGTGGACAAGAACCTATCAGCGGCAACCCCGAACGCCAAGCTGGCTGTGGCCAAGGCATGGCTGGAGGAGGAGAAGGTCCAACACTCCGGTGTGATAGCGGCCCAGAATCAGGTTTTTGAGGACCTGGGTCTGGACGGCCTGGACATGCTCAAGAAGAAGCTTCCGGACGACTTCAACACCCTCCTGCCGTCCGCCCAGGCCACCCTCCAGGAGAAGGCTGTCCTGGCCCTCTATGAGGATCACCTGGACCTTCTGGGCTCTGGCATGGTTAGCCCTTTAAAGACGTCCTCTGTCCAGGCCCCTGAGATGTGGCAGATTCACATGGTCAAGAAGATTGACCAGGACCCCGGCAACGCCGACCACAGCCCCTATCTGAAGTTCCACCTTGTGAAGGAGGCCCTGGAGGCGGAGGCGGACGCCGCCGTCAAGCTTGCAGCAGCCAAGGACACCTTTGTGGACGTCATTCCCGACTTCGACAATCAGGCCAACCTACTTCTGCCGAGCAACTACCCCAACCTGCCGCCGACCCAGAAGATTCCCCTTCTGACCAAGGCATACACGGATATCTTCGACCTTCAGAAGAAGGGCCCCGACCTGACCTCCCCGGAGCAAGTGTCGGCGGCGGGGCACCTGGACACCATAGAGGGCTCTGGAGCCATCACCTGGAAGGTCAACCTAGTGAAGGAGGTCAAGGCCAAGTTCGACACCCCGGTGGAGCAGTTGAACATGGCAAAGGTGATACTGGAGGCCAATGAAGCGGCCCTGGTGAAGATTAACGATATCCACGGGACCTTGAACGATAGCCTCCCCCACGGCTGGTTGAACAAGGGCGCGGCCTTCTTGCCGGACGGGTATGATGACCTGATCCCTACGTTGAAGCTGTCCCACATGGAGGACATGGCCAACAAGCTGTTGATTGAGGCCATAGAGACCGCCAAGGCCTCGCCTATCGACACGGTGGCGGCTGCCAAGCTGGCCCAGTCCAAGAAGATCAAGGTGGGGTTCATCAAGAAGAAGCTGAAGGAGGGCCAGCCTCTCTCCAAGACTCAACAGGCCCTATGGGACAACGACCTGACCCAGGACGAGAAGGATGGAATCCTGGCCCTGACCCAACAGGCCAAGGCGGCAGAGACCCCCACCATTATGTTCCACGAAGACTTCCCCAAGATCGGCCCCAAGCCGGGCGGCTCCATGGACGGGTTCCTGGCCAAGCATACGCCGACCGGGGAAGAGTGGATTGTCAAGATTCCCGCCGGAGCCGATGCCGAGAGCATGGCCTTCAACGAGGCCCTGTCCGCCCAGCTTTATAGGGCCGCCGGGGTGAACCATGCAGATGTTCACTATGTGAAAGGCCCCCAGGGAGAACACTGGGCCGTGTCCAAGATGCTGCCCAACGCCAAGAAGGTGACCCGGGACACCATGGCCCAGTCTCCCGAGGTCCTGGAGAACATGGCCGTGGACGCATGGCTGGGCAACTGGGACGTGGTGGGCCTGGAGTTCGACAACATCATATCCTCCGGCGGCAGGCTCTACCGGATCGACGCGGGCGGCTCCATGAAGTTCAGAGCCATGGGAGGGCAAAAGGAAATAGACGACTGGCTGCAACGTCCGGATATTCAGGAGATGGACACCTTCCGGGAGCCCTCTATCAATGCCCAGTCCGCCTCTGTTTTCGGCAAGGCCTCACAGGCCCAGATTGAAGTGGGGGTCCGGAAGGTTCTGGCCGTTACCGATGCCCAGATTGACGATATCCTGGATAAGTTTGGCCCCGACAACCGGGGTCTGGGCGTCATGGTCAAGGCTGAGTATAGGGCAGCCCTGATTTCTCGCCGGGACTGGTTGGCCAAGAAGTTCCCCCACCTGAAGGCCCCCGAGCCTCCGGCCCCCATAAATGTCGCGGTGTCCGCCGGGTCCTTTGCGGAGAGGGTCACCGGTTCCCGGTCAATCGGGGCGTCCAGGATGGGGGACAAGGACATGGTGGAGGACCACAACATCCTGTTCTGGGAGGAAGGGGACGCCATAGGCAAGATGGACACCACAGGGGCCAAGCTGACCCTGAGAACCACGGTCCTGGACAAGCAGGTCCGTCCGCCGGGGTCTGGGTCTGGGCGGAACATGCCCCCGATTATTTCTGCCGGATTCCAGAAATTCAATATGCAGGCCAAGCAGGCCGTGATTGGGATGAAGCACTACTCCGCGATTCGGCAGGAGGAACTGGACCGGGTCCGAGCCCTGCGGGACGTCTTCAACGATATGGAGGACGGGAAGATCATCGTCCACAACAAGGACTTCCTGGAGCCCGCCCGGAAGTGGCTGGAGGCCATGGAGAAGGCCATCAAGCCGGGGCTGGGGCAGGCGGCGGACCTTCCGGACCTGAACGCCCTGGGCATGTTCGCGGCCATGGAGGACTTCCCCATTGTGGTGGCGGCGAAGGCCACCAAGACCACGAAAGCCTCCTATACCTGGACCAAGCTGGACGCCCTGCCCGCAAAATACCACGACAAGGGCTACTTGATACGCCGCCCGGCGGGATTCAACGACCGGGACCGGGGGGTGGAGGACGGCCATATTCGCCTGGGCTCCTCAGAGATGCCCTACGAGGCGGACGTGGACGGGGTGACGGTCCACTATTGGCCCAGGACAGGCCCGGGCAAGGCTGTCCAGGGCAACCTTCACGTCATGACCAAGAAGACCGGGCAGGCCGCTTTAAAGGAGATTGACGCAACCCTGAAAAAGCTGGGAATCGACACCAAGCCCCCCAAGCTGGTGGACATGGAGAGGCGGTATTTATTTGCCCACTATAGGGCCCGCAATGAAAGGCCCCCCAAGCCCGGCAACGGCGGGACGGCGGCCTACGTCCAGGCCATGAAGGACGACCTGTCCCAAAAGGCGGGGTACGATATCACCAAGTCCGATTACTGGCAGCCCGCCGGGAAGGAGAACGCTTTCCAGCAAGGGCACAAGGTCTTCCTGCGGGCGGACGTGGACAATATGTCCAGCGATTGGGACACAGCAAACTTCGGCCACGGGTCAAGCGGCACGGCGAACGATGAACTTTTGAAGAACGTCATTCACCAGGGCGGCTGGATGACCCCCAAGGCTGAGTTCGACCGCAAGGGGATGCACTATCTTCGATGGGGTGGGCTGTCTCCGGGCCCTGACCGGCTGGGGGGCGGGAGCCATTATATCTACACCTCCTTGAATACGAGCGGCGGAGACCAAGCTTTTAGATTCGACGGGAAGACGATGGCCCGCCGGGTGGACGCCCGGATGCACCACACGGACCCCACTGGGGACATTGACTTCAGGGATGGGCCTATGAATCTGCACACCCCGCTGGACCCAGCACGCCCCGGGGCGTGGCAGGGCTACGAGACTATATTCAAGAACGGCCTTTCCGTGTATGATACAGGGTTCACGTTCTACACCCGGAACGTGTCCGCCATGATTCGGTGGCTGAAGGATCAAGGGGAGCCGTTCTCCAAGGGGCTCTGGCCCGATGGGCGAAAGCTGGAGGAGGTTATTTTATCCGATTGAACGAGAAGGGCAAAAACATGACAACAGAGGACAAGGACTCGAATATTGTTGTCCTGGGGGCCTTCCGGGCTGAGAAGGACAACAACGCCAAATCCTGGACGCCTGCGGACGCTTTAAAGGCGGTCCTTCAGGCTGCGGAGAGCGACGATATGGCCTGGTCAGACGTCGAAGAGATTATCATTATCGGGAGGACCAAGGGCGCAGACAACCTCCTAACTACAAGGGCCGGAACATCCTATGCCTCCACAATTACCATGTTGACTATGGCCCAGTTTATAGCCTTACAGGAATGGAACGGGGAGAAGCCATAGAATGGCCAAGGTCTGGACAATATCCTTCGTGGACGCCAGGGAGGACCGGTTCTGGGACACCCGGGGGATGGCCTTTAAAGCCCCTGGAGGCAATATGGCCTGGGTGGCCCCAGAGTATGCTACAAGCCCCACCCATGAGGCTCATATGGTACAGGGGGCGGTCCAGAAGATATCAGACACCAGATACTTCTTGACGACCGAAGCAGGCGACACCTACAACTTTACCCAGACCACACGCCAAGTCCCGGATGACGAGGCGGACGTGAAGCTTTACCTGGACGGGTTCTTCCCCAAATGGGAATGGACATCCCTGGATTAAACAGAAAGGGCACCCCTATAAATGTGGATATTTGGACGGCAGGGCATGGTTTCCATAGTCCAGGACCGAGAGGACCCCAACTATGTTTGGGTCCGGGCGCGGGAGCGGGCGGCCCTTGTTGAGTTCCTGAAGATTGAAGACGGCCCGCTGGATATTGGGTACGTCACCCACACCCCACCCCCGGCGGATTACGAGTTCCGGGTCAAGGGGGAGAAGGCCATTGTGGCGGACCTCATGGTAGACGCGGTCTGGGGTATCGACTATGACAACTTCAAGGACTCAATCCCAAAGGATCGGCCCCGCTACCACTACGCCCTCATGTCTATCTGGTTGACCGTCCGGAGCGCGTTAGGTCTGGAGGAGGACTACGGGACGGATGATGATGACGGCCCGGACGACGACATTGACTGACGACCTGTACCAAGCCGCATTGCCGGTGGATGACGAAGACCTGAAGGTCCATGTGGTCCACCCCACTGACCAACGGGAAAGTTACGACGATTCCAGGGCGCTGTTCCGTTCCCCGAGGTCCCGCTAAATGCCCACCAAGGTCTCCCTAGAACGAGCCGCCGATGCCCAGGACCTTGGGCCCAACATCAAGTACGCGGCCACCCTGGGCCTGCCCATGGTCCAGAAGGACTGCCACAAAGGGGCCAAGGGGTTCATATGCTCCACAGGCCCCAGCGTCATGAACAAGTCCGCCATGCGGGCCTTTTTGCGGAAGATCAAGGACGCACAGGCCCAAGGATGCGGGGTTGTTATCTTCGCTTTAAAGGAGGCCATCCCCTTTCTCCGTAGCAAGGGCGTAGAGGTGACCTATTCCTCCTCCATGGACCCTGGCGGAGTTCGACAGGTGACACGGACCCCGGTGGACCTGGACGTCACCTATTGCGTAGCTTCCTCCTGCCACCCCATGCTGTTTGACTACCTCCTGGCGGCAGGATGTAGGGTTCAGGTCTTCCATAGCGCCTGTGGCCACGGGGAGCCCCGCTACGAGCCGGGCGTCCTGTTCGAGGCAGGCACAGGCCACCACGGGGCCCTGTCTGTCATCAAGGGCCAACAGGTCCACCGGACCATGCTGGGAGACCTGGAGTTCTGCCCCCTGGTCTGCCTGAAGCTGGGGGAGGTGGAACTGTACCAGGAACTCTTCGGAACCGGGGACACGATGCAGGGCGGGTTTACGGTGACCAACCGGACCCTGTCCCTGGCGAACTATATGGGCCTGGAAGACATCGTCATGATGGGAACGGACTTCGGCTGGAGGCGAGAGGGCGGGAGCCACTATTCTCCCCTGGTCCAGGTTGACCCCCTGGGTGCAAACGCTATGTCCGATGAAGGGCAGGTTGACGGAACGCCCTGGTTCACCCGAGTGGACCAGTTAGCCTCCGCCGTGGACGTGGCGCGGAAGATCAAGGAAGGAGAGGTCATGGTTCTGGGCGACAGTCTGGCCGTGGCTCTGTCTAAACGAGAGGATTCATTCTTGGATCAAGTTGTTTACTTCGGAAAGGGCTAGGAACAGACCATGGCTTTAAAAGCAAAGATCACAAAACTGGAAGACGTAGCAGAGGAACTCCGGGCCCTGTACCGCAAGGACGGGGACGTGTTCGTCCTGGACGTTGGCGACGATTTGGCGGACCACCCGTCCGTTGGGCCTTTGGCCCGGGCCCTGGCCCGAGAGAAGACCGCCAACGCCGAATCCAAGGCTGCCCAGGACGCCCTGGAGGAGAAGTTCAAGGGCCTGGACCCTGAAGCTGCACGGGCCGCTTTAAAGGCCGCTGAAGACGCTGGTGACCAGACCCTTATTGCAGAGGGCAAGATGGACGAGGTCATTGAACAACGCACCGAACGGATGCGGAAAGAGTTTGCGGACCAGTTGGCCGCCAAGGACGCCGCCCTGGAGAAGGCCAACGAGTCCGGGGCTGCGACCATTGCCCAGCTTGCGGAAATATCCATTTTCGGAGCGGTCAAGGACGCCGCCCTGTCGAAGGGGGCCCGGAAGGAAGCCCTTCAGGACGTCACCAACCGGGCCCGCGAGGTCTGGAGAATGGAGGAGGGCAAGCCGGTTGCCCGCAACGGTGAGGATTTAATATACGGCAAGCAGGGCGAGGCTCTGACCGTGGAGGAATGGGTGGACACCCTATCCACTGAGGCCGCCTATCTGTTCGAGCCCAGCAAGGGCGGGGGAGCAGGCGGAGGAGACGGAGCAGGCAACCGGGGTGGAAACTCCGGGGACGTGAAGCTTGTCTCCCCGGAACACGCTGGGGATAACATCGCAGGGCTGGCCTCTGGTGAAGTCCAAATAAACCGCTAACCGATTCGCTGCCGGGCCGGGGTTTTCCAGGGGGATCACGTCCCGGCTCTGGCGCGATAGCCCCCGGCGGGAGTCCAGGCCTGCCGGGGGCACTTTTTTGTTTGGGTAGTGTCTCAGTTTGAAATTTGAAGTTTATCCGGTCAGTTCCTATGTTATGCTTAGCGCAAAGCATGGAGGAACCAGTGGATACATACGCAGAGATTTTGGCTGACGCAAAGAAAACACAGATGGAAGCTGCTCGATCACTGGCAAAGATTAATGCGAGCGGAGATGACAGCAGTGAGGCCGTGATAACTATGCTAAAGGAAAACATCATTGCCTGTCAGCAGATTATTGATCGGTTAGGTGGTCACAATGCCTAAAGGACCAAAGGGAGAAAAGCGCCCCGCTGACGCAATTGGCCTTGCAGTGATGATTGGCAAGATCGCCACTGGCGAAGTTGACGACGAAACCCCTGATGATGGCAAAGACCCCGCCGCAAAAGCGATGGGTGCTAAGGGCGGCAAGGCGCGTGCGGCTAAGCTGACGCCAGAACAGCGGTCGGAGATTGCCAAGAATGCCGCGTCAAAGCGGTGGGATGCCAAAAAGAATAGAATTTGAATAAGAACTGTTGATTTTGCAAAAACAGTATGACAAAACTTGCCTGAAGATATCACAGCAGGCAGATACCTATGAACCAGTACAGCGAAGACGAAGTAAAGCAGCAACTCACGCCCTATCATGATCGCATCCGCGATGTGGTTGAGCGCGGATATGCTGACTGGGTTCAGATCAAAAAATTTATGGCGAAAAACAGCATTGGTCCGGTGTTATACCCGCGAACCGTGGCGAACTTTGTCTTTGATGCGGTTGTTCAGCACGCTCTGATTGAGTTTGCTGAAGATGAAGGTGTCCGGGTCAAAAAAGAAGCTCAAACCGTGAAGTTTTGCTTTGATGATGTCGTCCTTGCGCGGTTCAAAAAGGGCGATGAAGACAATCTCGGCCAAAACCAACCGACACAAGCAGTGATCAACTTTGTTGAAGCACAAAATATTTTTCCGGGACTCCCGCCATCAGCCGCAAAAGTAAAATTTCTTTTCTCCGCTGATGCTATTGAAGGCGGCATTGATCGTGTCGTTGTCGCGGCGCGTGACGGGGATACTCTACTTTGGCATTACGATTTGGACGATATTGCCGAAAGCAACGGCACCGTGCCTTTCCCAACACCAATTGCCCCAATCGAAGACATCGAAAAAATTGTATCCCTGCGCAATCGCAAGGGCGATGCTGACGAAAACGAGAGCAGTTAATCATGGCAACTCGTGGAAGCTTGCTGCGCTTGGCGCGGCACCTTAGGGGATTCAACCAGAAGAAGTCTGCGGAGCTATTGGGAGTGGCGCAGGCCGTTTATTCCCGAATGGAAAACGATCTCGTAGAGACGGACGACGTAATAATTTCGCTGGCTGCAAAATCATTCGACTTGCCACCAAACTTTTTTAATCTGGAAGACACGGTTTATGGCCCGCCTGTGAGTGTTCACACGATGCGTAGAGGGAACTCGCAAGTGACCGCTCGTGATGTTGATATGATCACGGCAGAGTTGAACCTAAGACTGATACACCTTCGCCGCTTTCTGGATAACATCGACATTACCCCTTCCTTGAGTGTCCCCAGACTCGACGTCGAGCGCTATGAGTCACCCGCAGATATTGCCGATATGGTGCGACGCCACTGGCAAATGGATTCTGGGCCAGTTCACAATTTAACACGCTTACTTGAGCGCGCGGGTGTGGTTGTTGGGTATTCAAATTTTCATGGCGCGGGGGTGAGCGGCGTTACGTTTTCAGCGCCCGGACAGCACCCGCTCATTCTAATTAATCCAGATCACCCGGCAGATAGAGTTCGCTTCACATTGGCCCATGAATTAGGCCACTTGGTCATGCACCGCTTCCCAACCCCTGAAATGGAAGTTGAGGCCAACCATTTCGCGTCAGTATTTCTTTTCCCGCGTAGAGACTTGAAAACAGCGTTTAGAGGAAGAAAGGTAACTTTGTCTTTGCTGGCTGCGCTCAAGCCGGAATGGAAAGTGTCTATGCAGGGTATATTGTATGTGGCTCAGAGAGAAAATCTTATCACAAAAAACCAAGCTCGGTATCTGTGGGCACAAATCAGCTCTAATGGCTGGAAAACTAGAGAGCCATCGAGCCTTGATTTTGAACATGATCGCCCTTCGGTTTTGCCAACGATCATAAAGTCTATGCTTGATGACCTTGGTTTTGAGAAAGATGAAGTATTGAGCATGTCGAGGGTTTATCAGAAAGACTTTGATCTGCTCTATCCAATGCCAAAAGAGACTGAACAGCGGCCACGATTGCGTATTATAAATTGACATTATATGCTTGACGCCAAGCAAGAAAGTTCATATTAAAATGAGTATGAACAAGCTCGACATCAAAACCCGCACAATGATCCTGAACATGATGGTTGAGGGCAGCTCTATGCGCTCCATCAGCCGCGTTGTGGGTGTGTCGATCAACACAGTCACCAAGCTGTTGATTGAGGCGGGTGAGGCTTGTGCTGCCTACCATGATGAGACGGTGCGCAACGTAGGATCGACCCGTGTTGCGTGTGATGAAATCTGGTCGTTCTGCTACGCCAAAAACAAGAACGTCCAGACAGCCAAGGCCGCACCTGATGGCGCTGGCGATGTTTGGACATGGACTGCAATCGACGCAGATAGCAAAATGATCCTGTCCTATGAGGTTGGTGATCGTTCCGCAGATACCGCCCACGAATTTATGTTTGATCTGCGTGACCGTCTGAGCAACCGCGTTCAGCTTACCGCAGACGGCCACAAAGCGTATCTCAGCGCAGTAGAGGGCGCGTTTGGTACAGACGTTGACTATGCGATGCTGGTCAAGCTGTACGGCGACCAGGCAGGCTCAAAGGGCCACGAAAAGAAGTACAGCCCCGCAGAGTGCACAGGCATCAAGAAAGAAGCCATCATGGGCCAGCCGATCAAGGAACTGGTCAGCACGTCCTATGTTGAACGCCAGAACCTCACGATGCGCATGGGTATGCGCCGCTTCACCCGCCTGACAAACGGGTTCAGCAAGAAGTTGGAAAACCACCTGCACATGCTGTCACTGTATTTTGTGCATTACAACTTTGTACGTATCCACAAGACGCTGAAAATGACACCTGCGATGGCTGCTGGTGTATCCGACACGTTGCGTGACACGGCTTGGATTGTTAGCTTGATTGATGCCCGTGCGCCTGCTCCGAAAAAGCGTGGACCTTACAAAAAGAAAGAGATTTCAAACTGAGACACTACCTTTGTTTGACATAGGTAAACCCATCCTTTAAAGTGATTCTTGAGACAGATAAACAGGAGAACAGACCGATGGCCCGCCAGAAGTTCGTTAATGTAGGAGCCCGCGACATTCTCATAAATCATGAGGGGGACGTGGCTTGGCAGGTTGTCATTGAACAGACGAGAAGGCCCCTTTAAACGGGGGTTTCTTTTTGTTTAAAGGTCCTATATGGTCCTCGACCAGTGGCGGTCTGTGGCCGTCCCTACGCAAGAGCCGGGTCTGTGGCCCCCTAGCGTTAAGCGCCCCGCCCCAGTCTCAACTTTTGCATAGGGTCCATTTTCATGGCCAATACACTCACCAACATTCTGGACAAGATTCTTGCCCAGGGCCTGTCCACCCTGCGAGAGGCCGCTGTCATGCCGCGCCTCACAAACACCGATTATCAGGGTGACGCTGCCCGCCAGGGCAACACCATCGACGTCCCCATCCCCGTTGCCCAGGTTGTCTCCACGGTCGCAGCTTCCAGCACGCCCAAACAGGCAATCAGCAAGCAACCCAAGCTGGTCCAGGTTCCCCTCGACCAGTGGAAAATGACGGACTTCTTCCTGACCGACAAGGAGATGGCCGAGATTGAACGCAACCGCCACTTTGTGCCGATGCAGACCGCAGAGGCCGCCCGGGCGATTGCCAACTCAATCGACACGTTCATCCATGGCAAGTACACCGGAGTCTATGGCTACACCGGGGTTGCTGGCGTTATTCCGTTCTCCACCGTCGCCACGGCGACCGGAGCCCGGCGCGTCTTGAACACCCAGCTTGCGCCGATGAATGATCGCCGGATCGTCATGGACCCCATTGCTGAAGATCAGGCCCTACAGCTTTCCGCCTATTCCGACATGGAGAAGACCGGAGAGCAGTCGGTGAAGATCGAAGGCGTGGTTGGACGGAAGTTCGGCCTAGATCACTATATGTCGCAAAACGTGCAAACCCATACAGCAGGTACAATCGCAGGTACTGCCTCGGCAGACGTTGCCTCGACCACGGCGGCGGGCGTTTCGACCATTGGAATGATCGCGGACACCCCGGCCACTGTTGTGGTTGGTGACGTGTTCACCATCGCTGGTGACACCCAGACCTATGTGGTTAAGACGGCTGCCACCATCGGCTCCTCGAATACGGCGATTGCGTTCCAGCCGGAACTGGCGACAGGGGCAACTTCGGGCGACCTTGTCACCTTCAAGGCAAGCCACACGGTCAACCTGTGCTTCCAGCGCGGGGCCTTCGTCTACGTCACCCGTCCCATCGCAGATGCGGTTGGCGGAATGGCAGGCGGCAACCCCATGACGGAACTCACCGACAGCATGACCGGATTGACCATGCGGTTGGAAGTGGTCCGCCAGCACAAGCAGAACGCATTCCAGTTTGACGTTCTCTGGGGCGCGGCTCTGGTCCGCCCCGAATTTGCGGGCCGTATCGCAGGCTAACCGGGAAAGGAAGACCCCCCGAGAGGTGCGGGGAGTCCTTGCCCTTCTTCCTGCTACCAATTAGGTGGTCGAGAGGCCCCCGAGGGAAACCCCGGGGGCCTTGCTCGTTTGGGGTTTACTTAGGCCCTGGGCAGGCCTAGAACGCTATACCAGTATATCTCAACATATAGAGGGCTATGTCATGCCGAGACTTCCCACAGTCACCATGAAGCACCGGAAGACGGGACGAATTAAGACCGTCAACGTGACCGACTACGCCAGAGACATTGCAGGCTGGAAAGATTACGAGCGGATATCCGAGACACGCGGCAACGCCACCGACAAGGAAGTCAAGCTGGCGGCCCTGGAATCGGATGACGTGAAGAAGAGGCTGGCAGACCCGAAACGGGAAAAGAAGTTTGGCGACCATCGCAGAGCCCAGGAGCACAACGCCTCCAAGACCAACGTGGTGACGGAAGCCCCGGAGCACGGCACAATGGAAGACCCTGCCCCAGCATGGCGGAATATGCCCTGGATGGAGCAGGCCAAGTTTGTGCGCGAGGTCACGGGCACCTATCCCCGGAGCAAGAAGCAGGCCGAGGCTCTCATGACCGCCTCCAGCGGAGCCGCTGACAAGGAACCACACACCGTTTAAAGGGCACACTCACATGGGATTCGGTGACGAGATTATGGCCACGGCCTATGCCAAGGCCGTGGTGAAGAAATACCCCGAGGCCAAGGCCATCTTCGGGGACCCCAAGAACCACCTGGATGCAGGGACTAACACTTTAAAGGTTAGCTTCTCGGAGGTGTTCCTGAACAACCCCCACATTCTGCAAGAGGGCGAGGCCATCAAGGACTTCGTTTGCATTCCGGATTATCCGGGCTGCCGGATGTATGTGGACTACGAGAAGTCCCAGACGGAGGGCAACAAGATAATGGCCTTCTCCTGGAACCCTGAATTTAGGGCCGCCCGGGGCCAGCTATTCTTCACAGACCAGGAGAAGTCCGTGGCGGCGGCCATCGTCGCCCGCCTGCCTTTCCCGTTCTATGCCATAGAGCCGAATGTGGCAGGCAAGGACTGGATCAACAAGAAGGCCTGGGCCTGGGACCGGTGGCAGGCCGTGGTGGACCAGACCGTGGCTCACTCTGTTGGGGGTGACGAGGCCTTTCCCTGGGTCCAATTAAGCGGACCTCACCTTGCCGGGGTTGTCGGACTGGAGAACCTGCCCTTCAGGGTGGCCTGTGCGGTCCTGTCATGCGCGAACGGCCTCCTGACTACTGATGGGGCCCTTCACCATGCGGCAGCGGCCCTGGGCGTCCCCGCTGTGGTCCTGTGGGGCCATTACTCGTCCCCCACTACTTTCGGGTACGAGGATCAGGTCAACCTGCGGGAATCAGACAGAATGAGTCTGGGCTGTGGGACGACATACGGGGAATGCCCCGAGTGCCCCAAGTCGATGGCGGCCATCACGGTCCCCCAGGTCCTGAAGGCCCTGGTGGCCATAACGAACCCGGACAGCCCCAAGGCCTACAAGTTCCAGGAGGACCCGGGAGGACCGCCCCCTATCTTTAAACCGGTGTCCGGATACGGTAAGGAAAAGCCCTATGTATGAAGTTGGAATCTTCAGGCCTCTGGACGGCCCCTGGGATCACTCGTCCTTCCTGACTTCCTTTGCCCGAGGGGTGAAGGAGAAGGGGGACAACGCCAGGGTCCATAACCTGGAGGAAGGATACCAGGACTGTGACGTGGCTGTGGTCTTCGGCCTCCCCAAGTTTTCCGTCCCTGCCTCCTGGGCCCGGGGCTCCATAATCTATGAGCACCGATACCGCCGGAAGAAAAACGTCTTGATAATGGAGCGGGGATTCATCAAGCGGGATACCCATTACGGGGTGGCCCTGAACGGCCTGAACGGCCTGGGGGACTTCGGGTCCAAGGACAGCCCTGCCGACCGGTGGAACAGGCTGGGGGCGGAGATTAAGCCCTGGCGGCCCCCGAACGAGGACGGTTACTTCCTCCTCTGTGGTCAGGTCCCCTGGGACGCCACCGTCCAGCATACGAAGCATGCCCAATGGTGTCAGGCAGCCTTTAAAGCCATACAGGGGGAAGGTCACAAGGTCAGGTTCCGACCACACCCGGACGTCAAAGAGTATGACTACGGCCTGGAGGCCTCCAAGGCTTCCTGGGAGGAGGACCTTGACGGGGCCAATGCTGTGGTGACCTTCTCGTCCACCTCCTCTGCCCTGGCCGTCCTGGAGGGGATTCCTATATTCGCCCTGGACCGTGGCTCCATAGCGTACCAGATCGCCAACCAGGAACTGTCCCCTGAGACCCTGGCCGTCCCTGGCCTTGCGTTCAGGGACCAGTGGGCCTGGGACCTAGCCTATTCACAGTGGACCGAGGAGGAGATGGCCGGGGGACAGCCCTGGGAGCAACTCCGTTCGGCCATGTCCGCCAGCTAATGGAAGGTGGGGGTCAATAATGAATCCGGACAGGGTAGCGGACGCCATCGTCTTCGTAGGCTGGGACCCTCTGGACGCCCAGGCCTTCCGGGTGGCTCTCCAGTCCATGTGGGAGACTTCCCCCGAGGTTCGGGAGGGGTCAATAATTGTGGAGCCTTTGGTCCAAGCTGACCTTCGGAGGCGGGGCCTATACTCCAGGTGCTTTCAGACTTTAGCTAACGGGCAGAAGATGGACCTGGGGGATAATTGCCCCCACTCCACGGAGTTCTCCTACACTCGATTCTTGACCCCACACCTTGCGATGGCCCGGGGAATCACCAAGGCGCTGTTCGTGGACGCGGATGTCATGTTCCTGGGTAATGTGGCGGACCTGTTCGCCCTGGCGGACGCGAAGAAAATGGTCCAGGTGGTGAAGCACGATATGGTATTGGACCCCGACCGGGGACCTAAGATGGGGGTCTTTTTCCAGTCGGAATATGAGAAGAAGAATTGGTCCTCTGTTATGCTGTTTCCGGACGCCAGGAAACTGTCCGACTGTTTGAATCCCTTGACGGTATCGTCCACCCACCGGAACTACCTCCACCAGTTTGGCTGGGTAGAGGACAAGGCCATAGGGGCCCTTCCGGAGCACTGGAACTGGCTGGAGGGGTACAGTAAATCCGCAGCGGCCCCTTGCCATTCCCTGGTCCACTTCACCCGGGGCACCCCGGACATGATTAAGGACGTGGACCCCGTCCTTGGGTCTAGGTGGGACGAGTTCTCCGACCGGGCGGGCTCTGCTATGTACCCCTTTGGATGGGGAGCCTTAATGGCATGAGTTACTTCTCCAGGGACCTGAACATGGTCTTCATTCATATCCCCAAGAACGCGGGGACGTCGATTCACCGGACCCTGACCGATTTGGTCCCGGACCTGGAAGCCTTCGACGCCACGGACGCCCTCCACCGGGAACAGCGTCACCCAGCCTTCGCCAACCATTTCCCCATGCCCATGGCCAATGCTCTCTGCCGGTATTTCATCCCGGACTTTGACCCTTTAAAGGCCACCTCCTTCATGGTGGTCCGGAATCCCTGGGAGCGTATGGTTTCCCTGTTCGAGCACAGGAAGCGAAAGAAGGATTTATTCTACGAGGGGAACCCCAGGAACTCTGGGCCGGACAAGGTGGCCCTGGCCAAAGGATTCAAATACTGGCTGATGGAGTCCCCCTCGCCGGGGGACTCCATCCTGACACGGACCCCCCAAATGGACTGGGGACCGGTGACCCATACCCTAAACTTCAATGACGATTTACTTGGTCAGTGGGTGGACTTGATTCACGGCCTGGGCCTGCCTACGGTCAACCTTGTCCAGGCCAACACAGGCAAGGGCGAATCCTCCAAGTATCGCTCCTACTACGACATTGAATCTTTTGGGTTCGTCCGGGACAGGTTCAAGAAAGACATTGAGGAATTCAATTATGCCTTTTGATTTTAGCTTCCCGGACAGTGCCTCCCACCCTGAGTGGGACGTTCCGAGGTCTCCGGACAATTGGCACCTCCCCGTTTCGGCAGAGGTTGGAGTTTATATGGTTGAAGCCCAAGGGGCCTTCGGACGGGCCCATGAATTTTTGGGCCGGCAGATCGAGGCACAGGCCCTTTTACAGGACCAATACCACAGCGTCCTGGGGGCCTTCCGCCGGTATGCGGCCTTTCAGAATCCCCCCAAGGATAACTTCCTGTGGCATTCCGGATATTTAGCCTATCGGGACGAGAATCCGCTGGCGGGTCTGTTCCTGTCGGAACTCCAGCACCTTTCCCAGATGGAGGTCACCTACCCCCTGCCCATAAAGAAGATCGACAGGACCATGGCTTGCTCCAAGACCAAGACCCAGGCGGTCCAGGACTACCTCCAGAGCCTCCCCCTATGGCACCATGTAGCGGACTACTTTGGGCACCACCCCAACGTCAAGACGGTCCAGGCCCACCTGTCCCGTCCAGGCGACCGGCACCACCGGCAGACCTTCCGGGACCTCCCCCATGAAGGCAAGCTTCTGAACCTGCACGTTGACCCCAAGCCGGGCGTCATTAAGGCCATCATCTACCTGGGAGAGGTTGGGACCTGTCACGGGCCCTTCCAGATTCTTCCCGCCTCCAAGGACATGGGGGAATCCATGTTCCAGAGAATTGTGGCCTGGGGAAACTCCACTGGGAACTACTGCCACACGCCCGAGCACAGGCGGGCCATGGGGGCCCTGCCTGCACCCTGGCGCGTCAACGCTATTGTGGGAAAGCTAATCCCGGACGATTCCGAGGACTTCAAGAACTTCACCGGGCCGAAAGGCCTCCGGACCATCACCAGCGATATCGCCAACGTCATCGTGTTTGACCCCGCCTGGAACTTCCACAGGGGTGGACTGGTGGAGGAGGGCGAACGCTTCAATCTTCAGGTGACAATCCAATGACCGCTTTAAAACTATCTCACGAGGTTCTGGCCCGCCGGGTATACCGGGAAGACGTCAACATGGGACTGGCCGCCAACACCATCATGAAGTTCGTGGTTCCTCTCCTGGACCCCCTGAAGGTGGCCCTGGATGTAGGGGCAGCCACTGGCCACATTACCAACATCATCGCCCCCCACGTTTTCCGGGTCTATGGATTCGAGGCGGTCCTTCCGGTGTTCTTTCAATATTGCAAAATGCAGGACCGGTGGGACAACGTGGTCCCGGTCTATGGAGCGGTGGGCTCCGACATGGGGACGGCTGAGTTCTTCGTGGATGACAAGCGCCTGTCCAACTCAGGCTTCCAGGACCTTGTGGACGGGCAGAAGACCCGAGTCCCCATGCTCTGCCTGGACCCTATGTTTGACCAGGACGAGACGATTGGATTCGTCAAGGTGGACGTGGAGGGCAATGAGTTGGACGTCCTCCGAGGGGCGGAAGGTATCCTCCGGCGGGACCGGCCTCTTCTCATGGTGGAAATTTATAAGCCATTCTGCCCCTACCCCCTGGAGAAGGTTTTCCAGTGGATTATGGACCAGGGCTACACCTGTTTCTGGTATGTCAAGAGCCGGGGCCACATGGCCTCCTGCCACACGGCGGAAGAGGCCGCCGTGGTGTGCGTGGACAAACATGAGGAGCATGACGGGGACTTCTTGTTTGCCCCCACCCAGTTACGCCTAGCAGAAGCCTGGAAGGGCCTTTAAATGACCAGTTCGAGTGGAGAGCGGCAGATAGGCAAGCGCCTGGACGACATAGCCCCGGACCATGTGGCCAGATATCACTGGGCGGCTAGAATGCTTCACATTAAGCTGGACAGGAAGGTCTTCGGGCCCCCCCGGATTCTGGACGCGGCCTGTGGTTGTGGGTACGGGTCAGAGGTACTGGCCCAGAGCGGGTTCAAGGTGACGGGGGTTGATATCTCCCCGGAAGCTAAAGCCTACGCCCGTCACTTCGGGGCGGGGCGGGACTGGGACTTCCTCCAGCACGATATCCTGAACCTGGGACACCTGGGAAAGTTCGACGCGGTGGTGTCGATTGAGACGGTGGAGCATATCAACCAGGACGGGTTCTGGGTTACCCACATGCACCGGCTGGCGGACTTGGCTGTGGTCACGGTCCCCAACCAGTTGGTGACCCCGTTCACCCCCAACCAATTCAAGCACCACTTCCGGCACTACACCCCAGACCAGTTGGGCGGTCTATTCAGGGCCCGAGATTGGAACATAGAGGAGAATGACTGGTGGACACAGAAGGGCACAAAGTGGAAGGGCACAGATATGTCACCGGGGAAGGGGGGGAGAGTGTTGGGCATTATAGCCTCCGGCGCATAGCCCAACAGGTCATACTCCAGGAATCCTTGGGGCTGGTGGCCCTGGCAGACGCCCTCCCGGTGGCGGTGTTCGATGATGCGGTGAACCACCTCTGCCGACAGGGAACCGTGGTCCTGTCTGGGTTGGGGAAAAGCGGACACGTTGCCCGGAAGATATCCTCCACCATGACGTCCCTGGGGACGCGGTCTGTATACATACACCCCACCGAGGCTGCCCACGGGGACCTGGGCTTCCTGGGCCCCCAGGACGCCCTCCTGGCCCTATCCAGGTCCGGCGGGGCGGAAGAGTTGCTCCACCTGTTCCACAGGGCCAAGGATTTGAACATCCCCTCCGTCCTGATAACGGAGGACCCCGCTTCCCGGCTGGCCAGGGTGGCGGACTTCGTCCTCCCTATTCCCAAGGTCCTTGAAGCCTGGGGCCATGCCCCTTCCACCTCAACCACGATGCAGATGGGCCTGGGCGATGCCCTCGCTATCTGTCTGGCCCAGTTGCGCGGCTTTACCAATACGGACTTCAAGAGGACCCACCCTGGAGGGGCTCTGGGCCACCTGAAGAAGGCTGGATAGAGGTCCCTGGACCATTTAAAGAAAGGCGTGATATAGTGCCGGGGCTTTAAGCCACCCACTGAGGCCTACCGAGGGATTCTCATGTCAGATTTTGTATTTAACCGGGCAAAGGGCGCAGCGGCTGAACTGTGCCGGAATTATACCGGGGCCCTGATTATGGCCCTATACAAAGCGGTGGGGAATGTTTCCACCCTCCGAGACGCGGACAACCTGTCGGCAGTCGCGGCAGTCGCAGCCACCACGGAATTGACGGATGGCTCCTACGCCCGGAAGACAGGCTTAACTGAGACGGTCACCCTTGACGACACCAACGACCGGGTGGACCTGGACGTCCCAGACCAGACGTGGTCCGCCCTGGCGGGCTCCGCTGTGGTTGGGGTGGTCATCGCCATTGAGTCCTCCGCCAGTGATTCGGCGCGGATTCCTCTGACCCAACAGGACTTCGCTGTGACCCCGGACGCTTCGGACGTCACCCTCCAGGTCAACGCCTCCGGCTTCTATCGGGCCAGCTAAAGGACCCCCTACACATGAACATTCCCGCATGGCTGACAGAAGACGCCCAGGGCCGCTGGCACATTGACAGCGATGGGGCCTATCCCGAGTGGATGGGATTCCTTGGCCTGACCAATGAGGACCTTGACCGCTACTGGCTGGAGGTTCTCTTCCAGTGTGCCAAGATGGACGCCCAGGTGGCCGTCCGGAGTTCCGGGGATGACCCCCGCATGGTGGGCAAGGGTCTTATCCTTGTGGTGGACGCCACCAAGGCCAAGAAGCAAAGCTGGGCGCAGATAAACTTCCCCGTGGAGACAGCGGCAGGCCGCCGGAAGCGGGAGGCCCTCATGGGGGAGAACCGCAAGCTGGCGGGTCCGGACGCGGCCACCAAAGGCAAGGAAGCGCGGGCGCTGTACCGAAAGATTCGAGGCTTCGTCCCGGAGTAGCCCCACCTCTGTTGCTTTAAAGGGGTCCCAGTGAAAACGTACACGCCCAACGGAAACTTCAAGGTCAACCGGAACGTGTTGATTGCCCTGGGCGAGGAAGTCCCGGAGCATTTCCACGTCTGGAGTCACACGGTCCTTCCGGTGGAGGGCCTGTTCCAGATAACGGCCTGGGATAATCCGGACTGTGACAATGAATTTGACGTGAACAAGCACCCCCTTCTTGGGTCCACCCACGTGGGTTATCCGAGATATGCGAAGGCGCACCCTGATATTGTGGTTCACCCCTGGGCCTTGATTGACGCGAAACGATTCCACGTCATACGGCTGGTGTCCCTGACCAGTAAGGTGGGGGAATCCGAATTGATCGAAACCCAGGGGGAGTTCTGGTGTTGCTGGTCCCACCGGAAGGTGGACGGGGAAGTGGTGCAATACGACACCGGCTGGAGTGGGGCCCTTTCCTGATGGCCGAGTATATCGCCGTCCATGGGATAGCCTACCATGACCGGCACTGGCACCCAACGAAGCAACCAAAAAGCCTTCGGGATACAATGATATCGTCCGGAGAACTTATCACCCTGTGGCAAGCCAACGGCCCCAGGCACTGGTTCCCTGTGTGGGACTCCAACCCTACCGTCATTCGCGTCCGCATTCTGAACGCCTTGGTGGGGCAATATGACTGGATGGTGTCCGACTATACAGTCAATGACGCCACAGCCCAGGACCCTTATTCCATTGTCACAATTGCGAAGCGGTTGTGGAGGCTGGACCATGTTCCAATGTTGGCGGACGAGGTCACCCGTCTGAAGCGTCCCTTGAACATGGAGTCTGACATACTGGACCTAGACCCTTTAAAGCTAACGAGAAAGGTAGAGGGAGGAGTTCTGTTCAATAAAAATGCGGAGGACGTTCCGCGGGAAGACCCCACCCGGGCTGGTCTGGCCGGAGGACGTTTGTAGTGGCCACCGACCGGACCAGAAAATGCCCCATCACAATCTCCTCCACCTATGTGGCCTCCACGGTGGCGAACTACCCCTTTCGTCTGGAGGTGGCGGACCTGCCCAGCGAGGCCATGGACGCGGACGGGACCTACCCCTGCAACGCGGACGGGGCGGATATTCAGTTCTTCAGTGACGAGGACCTGACCACCGAGTTGGCCGTTGACGTTGTCTTCGTCAACCTGAACAACAACCCTGCCCTGGCCACCTCCAAGATATTTGTCAAGATTCCCAGCCTCTCTTCAACCTCTGATACCACCATATGGATGGCCTACAATACGGTGGACCCCGCCACCTTCCCGGCGGCAGATTCTACCTATGGCTCGGAGGCTGTCTGGGCTGACTATGAACTGGTTATCCACGGGGAGGCGGGGTACGAGGACGCGGCGGGGAATCATACAGTCAGCACGTCCGGGAGTCCGACCTACAGCGAAGACGATGGGCTGATTATCGTCTCCACCCAGTATGCCTACGTTACGGCCACGGCCCTGGGGGAGACGGACCTAACGGTCCAGGCGAGAGGCCGGGCGGCGGAGTTCAAACAGTACACCTACGGCAACAGCACCCACCTGGGCTCCAACATATTCAACACCCGAGTTTTGGGGTCAGACGACAGCCCCACCTTCGGCATGTTCCATAATTCAACCTCTCCCAAGGTCTCCTTTGTGATCGACAGCGAAGGGATCGGCAAAGGCGCGGACGGCACCACCACGCTGGCGGTGGATACTTGGTATCACATGCACGGAACAGTAGTTCCTAACGGGTCCATTCCAACCTATGACGGAACCTTCCGGGCGTATCTGGCGGGGGCGGAGGAAGGAACGAACAACATAGCCCTGGGAGGAACCTGGGGCGGGGGCGCGTGGCAGGGAGCCACATGGTATATCGGGGAGCACGTAGACTGGGACGGTCAGACCACGGTGGACCTAAAGGACCTCCGGGTCCGCAAGGAGGCCCTGGGGGCTGACTGGATTGCCACGGAGGAGGACAACCTGTCCACGGCTGCCTTCGCCACGGTGGGGACCTGTGAGACCATATCCACGGACCAGACTGTGGAAGTATCCCTGACAACTGAGACGGACGTGGCCCTGGCGTCTTCGGCAGCCAAAGCCCTGGCCCTGGCCCAGGTGGCAGAGGCCGATTCGGCCCTGTCGGTCTCCTTCTCCCGGGCCCTGGCTATAGTCCTGGCGACCGGGACGGACACGGCCCTGACCCTGGCAGGCTTCGACAAGGTTAAAGCGGTGGGGCTGGCAACGGAACTGGACACGGCCCTGACCCTGTCCGGGTGGGCCAAGGTCACCGGGACAGGGCTGGCAACGGAACTGGACATCACCTTCTCCCCCACGGCAGCCTCCGCCGGGAGCATTGGTCTATCAGTAGAGACCAACCTGTCCCAGGCCCTGGGGGTGTCAAAGGTCCGGGCAACCGGGCGGACCACGGAAGCGGATTCGGTCTTCGCCATCGCGGGCTGGGCAAAGGCCACAGCAATAGGGGTGGTGGCAGAGGCGGACCAAGCCTTCACGCTGACAGCGGACAAGCTTCTGGCCATCGCCCTGGTGGCAGAGGCGGACCAAGCCTTCTCCCCCACGGCCCAACAGTCTAGAATCATCGCCATTCAACAGGTCCTATCGGCAGCGGACCAAGCCTTCACTCTCTCCGGTTGGCTGAAGGCCCAGGGCCTTGGGCTGGCGACGGAAGCGGACCTTGCCCAGACTGTGGGGCGAATCCAGAACGTCTCCATTACCCTGGCGACCGATACCGAAACAGCCCAGACCCTGGGGACACCACAGAAGGCCCAGGACATTGGCCTGACCCTGGAGACCACGGTTCTATTCGGGGTGGAGTTGATTGTAGGGTCCGCCCCAGACCAGAGAACGGTCCAGGTGACGGCAGACAGGCTCTCTGTGGTGGACACCCGGACGAGTTCGGCAGAGGCGGGCGGGGAGACCCGAGTTGCCACAAGAGTCTCTATAGTGCCGACCAGATAGGACGGGATCGCATGTCAGATATTGTTGGAACCTTCACCCAGGACGCGGACGAGAAGCTAGACTTCACCATAGACTGGACGCTGTGGATGGCCACGGCGGACGTCCTCAATGGGTCCTCCTGGTCCGTGGAGACCTTCGCCGGGGACGCTTCCCCTCTGGCCGCTGCCCTTTCGCCTTCTCCCTCCTATGACGCGGGCGAGAACAAGACCACGGTGTGGCTGGAGGACGGGTCCAACGGCAAGACCTACCGGGTCACCAATACGGTCACCACGACCGGTGGAAGGACAGGAGAGAAGGCCCTTCTCTTAAAGATCAATGACGCCCCCCTGGCGGGGCTGGTGGCCGAGGACGGCACAGGCCTTGCAGCCGCCACCAGTTACGCCACGGTGGCCGAGGCGGACACCTTCTTCTCCAGGCGTCTATACACCACACCCTGGACCGGCGCGGACCAGGACGACAAGGAGCGGGCTTTGATAATGGCCTCCTCCTTGCTGGACTCCCACATGACCTACCAGGGGATGAAGACCGGAGACACCCAGGCCCTGTCCTGGCCCCGGTATGGGATTTATGACAAGAGTGGATTCCTGGTTCCCTCCACAACTCTGCCCCAGGCTTTAAAGGACGCCACCTCCGAACTGGCCAAATGGCTTCTGGCCTCTGACCGGACGGCGGAGGACGACACCAAGGGGTTCCGGGAGATGAAGGTTGGCTCCCTGGAACTGGTGGTGGACAGGTCCGACCGGACGGCCACCATCCCGGATGCGGTCAAGCGACTTCTTCGCCCCTTCGGAAGAATCCACACCGGTATGGCCAGGGTGTCCAGATAGATGGGACTCAAGGAAACATTCCAGAAGGCAGCCCTGGCGGGCGTAAACGCCTTCGGGAATGTTCGGGCGTCCACCATCTACGTCCAGGTGTCCTCTGCCTCCACCTACAGCGCGTCCACAGGTGTCCAGGCTGTGGCGGAATCCTCCACGGCTGGCGTCATGGTTATCTTCGACGTGTTCAAGTTCCGGGAGATTGACAACATCAACGTCCGGGCCGATGACAAGAAGGCTCTGGTTCCTGCCTTGTCGATTCCTGGAATTGTCCCCACCCCAGAGGATAGGATTATTGAGTCCTCCGCCGTCTGGAACGTGGTGGCGGTCGAGGTGGACCCGGCAGGGGCTCTCTACACCTTGCAGGTCAGGAGGTCATAGTGGCCGCCCGGGGGACCTTTAAAATAGAACTGACCACCAACATAAAGGAACTGGCGGACGCCCTGGAGGTTGACGTTGGGGTGGTCAAGCGGAAGATCGCCCTGGACCTTTACGCCGACATTCAGAGAAAGACTCCGGTGGATACTGGACGGGCCCGCAATACCTGGGGAGTTGGAGATTCCCCCGTCCACAAGCCCGGGGTGGGCGCTATATCAAAGGGTATGAATCCAACCTATATCTCCAACAACCTGCCCTATATAACCCGCCTGGAGTTCGGGTACTCCAAGCAGGCCCCCCACGGCATGGTCCGGATTGCCCTGGCCTCCATGGAAGCTAAACTTTCCGCCCTGAGACAGAGGCTGCCATGAGTTTCAATGACACCCGGAACGCCATAGAGGCCCGCATGGTTGCGAATTATTCAACCTACAAGGTGAAGTTTGAAAACACTAAATTCAAGCCACCTGTGAACACTCCGTGGCTGGCTTTAACGGTCCAGGACGGGGAGGCCTTTAACGCTTCAATCGGAACCGCTAGACGAGTCCAGCGTCATCCTGGTATCATCCAGGTTGATATCTACGTCCCGGAGAACCAAGGAACGAAGACTTCCCGGGAGATAGCGGACGCCGTGGCGGTAATTTTCAACACGGTACAGTTTAGTCTAGGGTCTTCTGGGACGATCAGCACCAGAGCCCCGGCACTTCAAGGATTGGGCATAGAGGAGGGCTGGGACAGGAAGGTCCTGTCCATTCCCTTCATTCGGGACGTCATAGCTTAACGGAGTCTTTATTATGCCACTCGCTGAAACGAACCGGGTCCAGCTTCGATACGCTGCCGAGTCCACCTGGGGCGAGGCTGTAGCCAACGGCCCGGCCACCACGGAAGTCCGAATCACTTCGGAGAGCCTAGCCCACCAGAAGTCCACAATCGTCTCCCAGGAGATACGGACAGACCGGCAGCGAACGGCCCTCCTGGAGGTTGGCGTCTCTGCCGCCGGGGACTTCGGGTTTGAATTGTCCTATGGCTCCATGGAACTGTTCGCGGCCAATGCCTTGCGAACGGCCCTGGTGTCCACGGTCACGGGTCTGGCTTCGGCCACAGTGGCCGCCTCCAGCATTACAGGCCCCACAGGAACCACCTTCCTTGCGGACGGGTTCACGGCTGGCCAGTTCATCATGATTGAGTCCACGGGCAACACCCACAACGGGGTGGTGGCCCAGATCGACAGCTTGACAGAGTTGGCCTTGACCATTGTGGGGACGACCTTGACCGCTTCGGTCCTGGCTTCTGCCGCGATCAACGGGCGGACGATTGTCAACGGAACCACAAAAACCTCCTACTTCATGGAGGCCGGCTTCGCGGACATTACCGCCGTCAAATATTTCACCGGTATGCGGGCGGCCTCCATGTCCATGGACCTCCAGTCCGGGCAGATTGTCACCGGGGTCTTCAGCTTCATGGGCAAGGAAGGGTCAGTGGCCTCCGTCACGGTGGCCTCCACCGTGGTCACCTCCGCCAACCAGACCACGGCCATGACCGCAGCCGCCAACGTCCTGAATGTGTTTGAGGCTGGCGTGGATGTCGGAGTGGCCGTCCAGGGGTTCAACATATCCCTGGAGAACAACATGCGGGAACGTCCCCAGGTGGGTCAGAAGTACACGGCGGACCCGGGAGACGGCGGAGTGGACGTCACGGGCAACCTGAATGTCTACTTTGAGAACATTTCTCAGATGACCAAGTTCATCAACCACACGGCCACCAGCCTTGCCTGTAAAATGAAGGACGTGGACGGGAACTACATCATTGTCTCCGTTCCGGCGGTCTACTTTTCGACAGGGGACCCGGGGGCCAGTGGCCCGGATTCGGACGTCTTCCTGTCAATGGACTTTACCGCGATCAAGGACGCCACGAAGGGCTACACTATCCGGGTGGACTTCCTCCCGGCAGCATAGTGACACTTTAAAGAGGGCAAACAACATGGACGTCAACACCACATGGGCAGACCCAGCCCTGGAGAAGGACGGGGTCTGGGTGGGCTACCGTGAGGGCTCCAGGGTCCTGGTGGCTCGATTCGGCAACCCTAACTTCCAGCGGGCTGTGGCGAAGAACACCCGCCTGAATAAGACCAAGAAAATTGACCCGGTGGAGGAGAAAGACCAACTCTGCCAGATCATCTCCAGGACCATCCTCCTGGGGTGGGAAGGGTTCACAGCCAAGGGCAAGAAACTGGACTACACCCCGGACTTGGCCTACAGCCTACTGGCCACCAACCTGGACTTCCGGAACGAGATTACCGAGTTGTCCATGGAGTCAGAAAACTTTAAAGCTGAGCAGGTTGAGGAGACGTCAAAAAACTAGAACGGCGGCTTCTGTTTGACCTGAAGTATACCCAGGAGCAGTTCGACTTTCTGGTGTCTATGGGCAAGGAACTGGAACCGCCGGAACTTGATGCTTATGAGTTTTATATTTGGCAAGGCTTCCGGATACTGGCTACGTCAAGACCATCCGGGATGGACATTGGAGCGATTTCGTTTAGTGAATCCTTCCTGTTCTGGAGGGATTTTAAAGGGCTGGTGGGAGAAGACCTAGAAGAGGCTCTCCATTTAACAAGGTTCCTGGACGTGGTGTATTTAAACCATATCCAGAAAGAGCAGGCCCGGAAGACTGGAAAAAGCTAAATGTCCTTTGAGACCGGAATCAATGTCACCTTAGACCCGCGTGATGCCCGCAAGGGAATCATGGCTATTGAGCGGGACCTGAAAAGGTTGGGGACCCGGGCCCAGACGGAAGGCCGGAAGGCCACGGGGTCCTTCAGTAAAATGAGCGGTGCCATGCGAATGGCCTCCAGGGCGGCTGCCGGTCTGGGAATCGCCTTCGGGGCTTTAGCTTTTGGACGGTTGGCTGTGAGTATTGCCAAGTCCGCCGACCGCATGAACGTCCTCAACCAAAGATTCAAAATCCTAACCGGGCAGGCCGGAGCCTTCGATGCCGTCCTGGACTCTGCCGCCAAGATGGGGGTGGGGGCGGAAGCCTTTGGCAACTCCTTTGCCCGGTTCGCCATCGCGGGGGAACAGGTGGGCATGACCACCAACGAAGTTCTGAAGCTGACCGAGACCGTTAGCCAGTTGGGAATTATCGGCGGGGCGTCAACCCATGAAATGACGGCAGCCATGATCCAGTTGGGCCAGGGCCTCGCCTCCGGCCAGCTACGGGGGGAGGAACTCCGGTCTGTCATGGAGCAGATGCCTCTGGTCACCAAGGCCCTGGTCAAGGGAGTCGGGGTGGACGGTGTTGGAGCCCTGCGGGCCATGGCGGAAGAGGGCAAGCTGACTGCCGACATAGTGGCGAAGGCTCTCCTGGGGGCGGCAGATGACGCGGCCTCCGCCTTTGCTGAATTGCCCCTCACCTTCGAGCGGGCCCAGAACACGCTTTCCGTGGAGTGGTCCAAGTTCACTGTGGCCTTGGACAATAAACTCCGACTTTCGGAGACCTTTATCTTCTTCACCGAGACCCTGGGGGATGCTCTCCGGTCCCTCACGGGGTGGCTGGACAACGACCTCCCCACCACGGTTGAAGCGTCCATGAAGGAGGTGGCGGCTCTCCAGAAGAAGATATTTGAGGCGGAAGAGTTCGCGGTGGGGGTGAAAATAAACAGCGTGGAATTTTCAAATAGGCTGGCGAAGAATGGGGCCTTCTCTGAGGGCCTTTTTTCCTCCCCAGACACCCCGACGTCCGGGACTCACCTGTCCTTGAGCGACGAAAGGGCCGGAGGACTGGAGGCCTTAAAGAAAGACCTTTCCCGGCAGATGGCGAACCTAAAGAAACTCCAAGGGATTGCGGGGGGCAACATGGATGCCTCTTTAAAGGAGGGCACCAGTACGGGGTTGCGAGACAAGACCCAGGTCACCCGGGTGGAGAACTACATCAAGGCCCTGGAAAAGCTAAAAGTGGCCCAGGGGGACAGCAACCGGGCCCTGGAGGATGAACTGTTCCTGGTGGATAAGGTGGCCATCGCCACGAAAGGCCTGGGGCCTCTCCAGGAGAAGGAACGAGACGCGGCCATTGCCCGGGTCATGGCAACACAGGAGCGGGCCCAGGTTGAGATTGAAGCCATGGAGAAAATACGGGACCTCCGTCTGAAGGTAAAGGCGGGCGACCTGACAGCGGACGAGATAGCCCAGTCAGAGGCCCTGATAAAGGTCATTTGGGCGCAGGCCCAGCAAGAGGGCGTCCTGACAGAGGCCTTGCTGTTGCGGCAGCACGCCGAATCGGTGGCCAATGACGCGGTCAAGGATGCGGCTTCGGTCCTGGAGAGTATCCGGACCCCCCTGGACATTTACATTGAGAAGCTGAAAGAGATCGAGAAACTCCTGGCCGCCCAGCTTTTGACCCAGGCGCAGGCTACCAGGGCGGTGGAGAACGCAAAGGAGGCCTATATTGACGCGGACCCTGTCCTGTCCAAGGTCCGGGATGGAATGTACGGCCTGTCCGATGCCATGACCTCCAGCTTCCTGAATGCGGAATCTGCCGGGGATGCCTTTAAAGGATGGTTGAAGAGTTTCGTTGACGACCTCCTGAAGGAACTAAACCGGGCCATCATGAAGAAGCTGTTATTCGACCAAGTCTTCTCCCAGAGTTCCGGCGGAGGCGGAGGCGGCGGTATATTTGGCAGCATATTACAAGGCCTGGGCGGCCTCTTCGGAGGGTTCGGAGGCGGCAGCGCGGCGGGCGGGACCGTAATGACCCCAACGGCTACCATTGCCAACGGTGGAGTCATGTCCGGCGGGGTTCTTTCCAAGTTTGCTCAGGGAGGTATTGTCTCAGGGCCCACCATGTTCCCCATGCGGAACGGGTCAGGCCTCATGGGTGAAGCTGGCCCGGAGGCTATCATGCCTTTAAAGCGTGGCCCTGGCGGCAAGCTGGGGGTGGCCGGAGGTGGAGGCGGCGGGACCCATATCACCATTGACGCCCGGGGCTCTAACGGAGACGCCGCCGTGGAGGCTGCCGTGGAGAGAGGAATCCGCCGGGCGGGCCCTGCCTTGATAAACGCCAGCGTCAACAAGGTCCGGACAGAACGGGCCAGAGACCCTAAATTCTTCGGGGGTAGAGACTAGATGGCCATTACTTTCCCACGGGCCCTGCCTTCCACCATGCTGATTGACCAGGTGAACTTCGGCACCAACAACATTGTGGGCCGGGCCACCTCTGAGTTTTCCGGTAAGGGAAAGACCCAGGAGTTTTCTGGCCAGTGGTGGACCGCCAAGATTATTGTGTCCCCTTCGGAGAGGGAGGACGCCGCCCCCGTGGCCGCGTGGCTGACCTCTTTAAAGGGTAAGTCCAAGACCTTCCTGTTGGGTGACCCCGGCGCGTCCTCTGCCCGAGGTTCCGCGTCTGTGACCCCGGGGACTCCTCTGGTGGACGGGGCGGCCCAGACGGGTGACGCCCTCCTCTGCAAGGGCGGGCCCCTATCGGCCACAGGCTACCTCCTGGAGGGTGACTACGTCCAACTAGGCTCTGGGGCCTCCACCCGTCTCCACATGGTCCTCCAGGACGTCAACACGGACGGGGCCGGGGACTTCTCCCTGACCCTGTGGCCGGACCTTAGAGACAGCCCCGGGGATGGGGACACCCTGGTGGTGGACGCGACCACGGGCCTGTTCACCCTGGCCAGTAATTCTCAGGGCTGGGACCTGTCAGAGATAATTTACGGATTCAGCTTCGACGCGGTGGAGTCCTTGTACTAATGACGCGGACAATCTCCTCCACGGTTGTGGATCAGGTGGCGGCCCCCAGTTGCAAGCCTGTATTCCTGGCTCAGTTTGAGTATGATTCCTCCCCTCTGAATCTGTGGACCGGGACCCAGCCTGTCCTCTACAACATAGGCAGGGGCGGGGGACCGGAGTCCTTTGTGGGTGCCGGAGACTTGCTGGGCGTTAGCCCGATTACCGAGACCCAACAATTGAGGGCCACGGGGTTGGACTTCTCCCTCACGGGGATCAACGCCCAGATGTTGTCTATCGCCCTGGCGGAACCCTACCAGGGCCGCCAGTGCTCTCTCCACCTTGGCTTCATGGAGGATGGAGACATCCTGGCGGGCCTGGAAATATTCCGGGGCCGGATGGACGTCATGACGATATCAGAGGGCGGTGTCACTTCCAGCATAACGGTTGCCGCCGAGTCCATTCTTATCGGCCTGGAGAAGCTTGACGAGAGACGATGGACCGGAGAGGACCAGAAAATATCCTACCCCACGGACCTGGGCTTTGACATGGTCCCCTCCCTGCAACAGAAGGAAATAACCTGGGGCAAGACATGACCGCGCCCCGGAAAGAGGACTGGGTGGCACGGCTGGACCGCTACTTTAAAGCGACCAAGAGCCGGGCCTTCGCCTGGGGCTCCCACGATTGTTGCACCTTCACCTATGGCGCGGTGGGGGAGATGACGGGGGAAGACCCTATGACAAAATACCGCCGGAAATACCGAACCCGAAACCGGGCCTTTGCTATGGCCAAGCGAGTGGGCGGCGGTGACCTGGGAGCCCTGGCGGAAAAGTTTGCGGCCACCTTGGGCCTAAAAGAGATTGCCCCCGGCTTCGCCCGGCGCGGTGACATTGTTCTGTTCCCAACGGATGACGGGCCCGGGATGGGCGTGGTAGACTTGACGGGGCGCGGCATTAAAGGCCTGCACCCGGAGAGGGGTTTGACGCACGTCCCCCTGACCGTGGCAACCAGGGCCTGGAGAGTGGGACGATAGAATGGGCGGTGTATTCGGAAGCGTAGCCCGGGCCTTTATCGGCGCGGCCTTGACCGTTGCCACGGGCGGGGGTTTCGCCTTGGCCATGTTGTCTTTCGCCGGGTCCTTGCTTCTGGGCTTCATATCCTCCGCCCTGGCCCCAAAACCTAAGTCCCCCAACCTGATGGATTTTACGTCCCTGTCCCAGGACCGAACCCGGCAGTTCAGGCAGCCGGTGACCGCGTGGCGGACCCTGTACGGGGAGGCGCGTGTCTCCGGGCCCCTTACCTTCCTGGGGGCCACCAAGAACAACAAGCGCCTCCACATGGTCATCACCCTGGCCGGGCATGAATGCGAGGGAATTGATACCCTGTATGTCAATGACGACACGGTGTCCCTAGACTACGACCTGGGCGACAACAACGTGGTGAACACGGGGAAATATATCAACCTGATTCGGTGCTACACCCACCTGGGGGTGGTTGACGGGACCCAGCCCTTCCCGGCTTTAGCTTCTGCCGTTACGGAGTGGGCAGAGGACCACAGGCAGGACGGCCACACCAAAGTCTATATTGAGATGACGTACGACCGGAACAAGTTCCCCTCCTCCATTCCGAATCTTAGCTTCTGGACCAAGGGAAAGAAGGTGGTGGACTCGCGGAACGCCTCCACGGTGGCCTGGACGCCCAACCCTGCCCTTGGGGTCCGGGACTATCTTGTCACGCCCAAGGACCTGACCGGATTTGGAGCCTCCACCCTGGAGGTCAACGACACCTTCACCAACGCGGCGGCCAACACCAGTGAGGAGATAGTGTCCACGGCCCGCATAGTGGTGTCTGTGCTGTCCTCCCGAGCCTCTACAGACGTCATGACCCTGGAAGGCTCCACCACGGTCCTATTCACAGGAGACCGCGTCCTGGCGTCCGCCACAGATGCTGGCGTCCTTCCCGCCGGGTTGGCCGCCGGAACGGACTATTTCTACATCCCCAAGGTTCGGATTGGGGAACTACGGGGCAAGCTGGCCACCACCTACGCCAACGCCCTGGCAGGGACGGCCATTGACCTGACAGACGATGGGACGGCCCCGTTCGCTATCATCAAGACTGGGGAGCCCCGGTACACCATGAACGGTCTCCTGGAATCAGACCGGAATCATGTGTCGAAGCTTACGGATATGTTGTCCGCCATGGGCGGGCGGGCGATACACGCCACAGGGGAATGGAGGATCACGGCGGCGGCCTATGAAGCCCCGGAGATTGACTACAGTGAGGATGATTTCATCACCCCACTGTCAATCAAGACCAAGGTAAGTCTGAAGGACCGGTTCAACGCGGTGAAGGGAATCTATGTCTCCAGCCTCAACATAGACCAAGCCTCTGACTATCCGCCGGTTACAAATGCCGTCTATCAGGCGGAGGACAACGGGGAGAGGAAGTACCTGGACCTTGACCTGCCCATGACCAACCGCCCCCAGACCGCCAAGCGGCTGGCCAAGATTGAATTGGAGAGGTTCCGCCAGGAGATTGTCATGGAGGGGACCACTACTTTAAAGGGTCTTCGGAGCAGGGCGGGCGACACGGTGACCTTGACCCTGGCTCGTATGGGCTGGTCCGCAAAAGTGTTTGAGGTCACCACCTGGAAGCTGGCACTGGTAGGGGACGAGGACAGTCCATACTTGGGCTGTGAAATGACCTTCAAGGAAACAGCCTCGGACGTCTTCGATTGGAATAGTGGGCTGGAGACCCAGGTGGACCCGGCCCCGAATACCAACCTGCCTTCCGCTTTCGACGTCACGCCCCCCAGCGGCCTGACGATCACGGAGGAGACCTACGAGACCCGGGACTCCTCTGGGGTCAAGGCCCGGGCCATAATTTCCTGGACGCTTTCCCCGGACGCTTTTGTGGAAAGTTATCAGGTCCAGTTTAAGCTTTCCACGGAATCGGAGTGGACCATCGCCCCGAACGTGGACCAGGACGCCACCTCCCTGAAGCGAGAAGACGTCTCCCCGGGAATCTACGATTTCCGCCTGAAGGCAATTAACACGGTGGGAATCTCCTCCGATTTCATCACCAAGACCCAGGAGATTTATGGCCTCCTGGCGGCTCCGACCGAGCCCCAGAATATGACCATCACGGCCCAAGGCGGTCTGGCTATTATCCAATGGGATCGAATGACGGACCTGGACGTCCGGGTGGGTGGATACGTCTACATCCGGCACAGCAACCTTCTGTCCGGGGCCGCCTGGATTGGGTCCGTGTCAATCGGAAACGCCATTCCAGGGTCCGAGACCATCGCGGTTCTTCCTTTAAAGGGCGGGACATATTTGGCCAAGGCCGTGGACAGTTCAGGGACCCGGAGCGACGGCTTTTCCTCTGTCACCACCAAGCAGGCCAACGTGGCCCAGTTCGCCCTGTCCTCCACCATCCAGGAGGATACGGCCTTCACCGGGTCCACTACCAACATAGCAGTGAACGCGGGCGCTATCCGTCTGGGCTCCTCCGCCCTGGTGGATACCATTGCGGACGTGGACTCCGTGGTGGACTGGGACGTGGAGGGTGGCGTGGTCAACGAGGGGACCTATCTGTGGTCAACCGTCTTTGACTTCGGGGACGTCACGGACAAGAGAATCACCACCCTGGTCTCCGCCGTGGTGTTCGATGCCTTCGACCAGATAGACGACAGGCTGGGGAACATAGACGACTGGGAGACCTTCGACGGGGACGACACCGGGGAGGCGGACGCCCGGACCTTCATGAGACAGACAGACGATGACCCCACAGGCAGTCCGACCTGGGGGACCTGGGAGCGGGTGGAGGTGGCGGACGTCTCCGCCTGGGGGGTACAGCTAAAAACGGTCCTCACCACGGTGGACAACAACCACAACATTGACGTCTTAAAATTGAGGGCCACAGCCCAGTCAGCGGCCTAGTGGACCAGGGCCCCCTTTAACGGTAGAGTGTCACGGCCTCAGAGGACTTGATGAATGTCACAACATGATTTTAACCTAGCCAACGCCAGCGGGTCCGCCTTTCGGTCTGACCTGAACAATGCCCTGAGCGCGATTCTATCCAACAACTCCTCCACCGTGGTCCCTACGACTACCGAGGCCTATATGTGGCACGCGGACGTCTCCGCAAATGTGATGCACGTCCGGGACCAAGCGGACGCCCTGTTCATCAAGGTGTTCAAGATGACGGCCTCCGCTGTCATGCCCTACATCCTGGACGCCGCCGGGGAACCGGAGATTGGTTCGGCCATCGTCCAGAGGACCAACAACAACACCTTCGCCAAGGCCCAGAGAGCGGCCATCGCTTCGGTGACCTACGCCTCCACCCTCGCCCTTGACCTGAATGATGGAAACAATTTCCAGATAACCCCCCTCTCCGGGAACCTGACCCTGTCGGACCCGTCCGCCATCACGTCCTCAGTGGGCCAGGGCGGCTCCATATGGGTCAAGCAGGACGGCGCAGGCTCCAGGACTATCTCCTTCGGGTCCATGTGGAAGTTCTCCGCAGGAACGGCCCCCACGGCCTCCACAGCGTCCGGCACCACCGACCGGGTGGACTACAAGGTCCGCAACGCCTCGACCGTGGACGCCGCCTACACCCTGGACGTTTCCTAAATGTCATTATTTGGGGAAGCTGACCTCCTCCTTTCCGGAGGCCAATCCGGGGAACAGAATTTCTTCCAAATTCTGACAGACCTGTCCATGATCGCGGATTTAAAGCTGTGCCTGGACGCCGGGTCCCTGGCTTCTTATGACGGAACGGACGGAGGCTGGCAGGACCTGACCGCCAACGCCTATCAGTTGTTTTTGGGCATAGATGACACTGTCGAGGCGGCTGATCCGGAGTTTATGGGGGTGGCTGGAGACCTGTCCGGCGCGGAATTTTTCGAGTGCGACGGGTCCGAATATTTCACTTTTGATGAAGCCGGGGGGATGCCCTCCTGGATTTCAGATATGCACAAGGTGGGGGCCCAGTGGTCCCTCTTGATTTGGGCCAAGCTAAAAACTAGCGGCACAAATGACTACCTCGTCAATACTATGTCCTCTTCCAGTACCAATGGATTCAGACTTGACACCACGGGGAGGGATTTAAGCCTATTTGTCCACGGGGCTTTGACTGTATCCAACACAACCGCCAACGTGTACGACGATGACACCTGGAACTTGGTTGGGGCGAACATAGATGCCGTTGGGTCCACCACCAGCTTCTACTTCCTCAATGGCCAATATGCCCCGGTAGCGGACGCGGACCTATATGACGCGGACTTTACGGGTGCGGGGTCAAGTGACGCGGATACTCTTATGTTGGGGGCCCGCCCGGGCGGGGGAACGGTGGTCCCTGCCGGGTACGGGTACGCGGGCGCGGCATTCTTTGACGGGCTCCTGACCATCGGTCAAATGCAAGACTTCTGGAACGCCACGCGGGCCCGGTTCGGGCTCTACAACGGCACCTGGGCCGGAACAGCGGGAGCCGCGAAACAGTGTGAAGATAGCCTGATTCCCGGGTTCCGATTCATCGCCACAAAAACGGGCTATATATCGGGCGTCACCTTCAACTTGACGGCGGAGCATACGTCCAACACCATCCAGGCTCGAATCTATGCGGACGGCTCCAACACCCCGAACGTCACAGACCATGCCGCCTCCTCCAACACGGTGGGCACCTCCATTGCCCCAGGGGACGCGGACTTCACCTTTGCCGACAATTCAGCGGACCCTGTGGCGGGAGGAAACTACGTCACCCAGGGAACCGCCTACTGGGTTGTTCTGTGCAAGACGAACGGGGCCATTGACTCCACGGGCTGGAGCATGGCTACGGTCACCGAAATATACGGCAACGAAAGTGGACGGGCGTCCACCATCACGGGGATTCCCATGGACGCCCTGGGAACAACGCTCCATTGGAAGTGTAAACTTAAATATAACGGAGAGGCCTAACATGGCAGACCCCACCAGCCGCTATGGAGTCCTGACCCTGAAGAACAGCGGGGCCTACGAGTTGCCCCTGACCCGGGAATTTACACGACCGGAACAGGTAACCGTGGAGAAGAACGGATTCCGGACCATCCACCCCAAGTCCATATGGACCATATGGACCAACCGTCAACTCCAGAAGGTGGGCCTGTGCCGTATTGCGGACGCCACCTCCGTCCCTGCCGGGAAGGAGCGGACCAGCACCCTGTCCCAGGAGAACCTGACCCCGGGGATGGTCACCAGGAAGTTCACGCTCCGGAACATACCCGTGGCGGGCCCCAGGAGGTCCCTGAGTGGCCGAGTCAACTCTATCCGGGACGACCACATAGAAGGCGGTCTGACCATCACCCACGGCGGCTCCCCGTATGTCCTGGAGACCGACCGGGGCAGCCGAATCAATGTCTCGGGTCTGGCGGCAGCCATAGGGGCCGGTCTGTCTCTCCCTTTAAATGCAGACGGGACCGTCAACACCCTGGGGACTGGGACCCACATATCCTGGCGGACCAAGAACAACACAGACCTCCTCCTGGACGCCACGGCCTTCTTGTCCGTGATCGGAAGGCCTCTCCTGTACCACGTCAACAACTGCCATTTAGCGGCCAGGGCCCACAAGCTGGCCATCTCAACCCTGACTTCTGTGGAGGCGGCGGCCTACGATTTGGAGGCGGGGTGGCCACCGAGCCCCTAAAAAGCTAAAATGGAGGACAGAAAAGGGGCTTTAACCTTCGGGTGGTTGCGGAAAATGTCAGAGGACAGTAAGCACACGGCCAAGATAGCTGTCCTGGAGGAGAGAACCTCCACGATTCAAGACGAGATTCGGCGGGTTGAGGAGAGGCTTTCGGAGTTTGTCCCTCTGAGTCGATACCAAGCTGTGGAACGAACATTCTGGGGGTGTGTCTCTCTTATTATCGGCATTGTTTTCGGCGGCATTGCCAAGCTGGCGCTATTTTAAAGGATTGGGTCATGAAAAACAGACGGAGAGCAGACCGACCGGCGGAGGGAAAGCTAAAGCGGGCAGCAAGTTCCGTGAAGCGGGAGCGAGTCTGGAAGCCCATATCCGTCCTGTTCTTCCCTTATGCCGTGGCCAGCTTTCTGGTCTGGACCTTTGTGGGGGAGCCTCTCCTGTTGGGGGAGCCCCAGTCCCTGGTGGCTTGGCGCATGGACAGCCCCGTGGTTGCCCCGGGGGAGCCCCTGGTCATATCCTCTGCCTTGGACACCAAGCGGAACTGCAAGCTGTCCCTGGCGCGTACCGTTCAAGGGGACAGCTTCCTCCATTCCCTGCCGCTGGTCTCCGGGACACTCAGAGACCTGGGCCTCGCGGAGGACACTTCCGTGGTGGTTATTCCGGCCTTCCCTCCTGGGACCTACACCTTTAAAGCAACGGCCAAATATACCTGCTGGAATCGGGTGGGGCATGAATACGTCCAGAACCGTGTTCCTTTAAAGTTCGAGGTGGTGGACGCCCTCCAGCCTAGTGACTTGACCATGGGGGCCCCCGTGTTCCGAGCCCCCTACTACACCCAACAGGTGGCGGCCCCTTAATGCTGTTTGACCACTGGACGGAGGTTCCTTGGGATGAATCACGTTGGCCGAATTTTTCGCCGGACGAGCCAAATCTGGCGTGTCCTTGTTGCGGGAGTTTCTGGTTTGATCCTAAGTATCTGGATGGTCTTCAGCGTGTCCGTGATTTTGTCGGTGTTGGCGTTAGGGTTAATTCTGGCCACCGTTGCCGGTTTCATAATCGCAAAGTTCATGGGGCTCTCAATTCGCAACACCTCCAGATCGCCTTCGATATTAGCCTCCGAGGTCATGCCCCGGAGGTCCTTCTGTTCGCAGCAATTGAGGGCGGGTTCTCCTCCTTCGGGTTCTATGGCTCCTTCATTCATTGTGATCGACGGAGACCGAGAAGACTTTGGTCCACGGAAGCAGGGAGACGCACATGGAGTCCTTTCTTGACCTTCTCGGAGTCGGGGCGTCCGTCGCCTCCGGCGGCATATTCGGGGCGATTGGGGCCGTAGTTGGGGCCATCTCCAAGAGCATAAATGCCAGCCAAGAGCATAAACGAAAGCTGGAACTCCTGGACTGGGACTTGAAGATGTTTAACCGCCAGCAAGCTGCCGACCAAGCTGAAACGGAGCGGGAGATTGCGGTGGCGTCCGCCCAGGGAGCCTGGGAAGGGTTGAACACCAGCATAAGGGCAGACAACGCCCTGGCCAAGCACACAGGGGAGTTCGTCAATGGGGTGAAGTCCCTGTTCCGGCCCTTCCTTACCTTGTCCCTCACCGGGTCCACGGTCTGGATTTTCTATCTGATATGGTCAGACTTTGCCAATGCCACTTCGGACAGCAACCTGACCCTCCTGTTCACGGAGACCGAAATCAAGGAATTGCTGAAGTACATGGTCTATTCGCAATGCTTCGCCACGATGACCGCCATCGTCTGGTGGTTTGGGGACCGGGCCCTGGCACCCCCGGGCATGAAGAACAGATAGGAGACCTTTAAATGGACACCATCATCATCCTGGCGGCTGCCGGTTTCTTCGGGATAGTCCTGGGGCTGTGGCGTCTGTACGACGGACAGCCTCATGAAAAATTCGGGAGACTGTTTGGGGGAGTCCCCTGGGTCACCAGCCTCCTGGCGGGATGGGTGGCGGCGGGGGGTCCCAACACCCTGGACGATGTCTGGACCCTGAAGGTCCTGGGGTATGCCCTGGTGGCCACCATGACAGCGTGGCTATGCAAGCGGGGTATGCCGGGCTGGGATTCCTGGTTTATTAACACGGACCCCATCACAGGAAAGACCCGGGAGGGAATGGCTATCGGATTCGCCGGGCCCACTCTGGCCTGCTCAATCCCGGTGGCGGTGAACCTTGGAGACCCAGCCGCCCTGGTCTATGGCGCGGCAGGCGTCCTGATAGCCTCCACCTACGTCCTGGGCACCATGTGGGAGGATCGGCACGGATTGATACTGGGGAAGCCTGTGGGGCCCTTCTGGGGGCCTTTAAGCTATGCCGGGCTGGGGGTCGGACTCACCCTCCTGGGGGGCCTTCCTCCACACTGAGGAGTTCCCGGACGTCCAAGATGGACCGGGCCACGTTCTCCCGCTTCTCCAGGACGTCCAGAATCTTTATGTCAATGGTCCCCGGGCTGACGAGGTCCCCGAACCAGCAAGTGTCCTTTTGGCCAGACCTGTTGATTCTTGCCTCCGACTGCCAGCGCAGGTCCGCGTTAAAGCCATTGGAGAAGTACAGGGCGGCAGAGCAGACCTGTTGGAGGCCATCCATACCTGTCCCGCCCACAGCCTGATTCGACAGGAAGACCCTCTTCTTGTCCGACTCCAGGAAGGCCGCCTTCTGGGCCGCCCTGTCCTGGGAAGGGATTCCCCCATGGTATTCCACATAACCCACCCCTGCCTTCTTTAAGGCGGCGGATATCTGTTCGATATCTGGGCGGGCCATGGCCCATATAACAAGCTTCTGGGTGTCTTCCACCACCTCCAGGGCCGCTGACACCCGATTGTTCGGGATGGGCACCCAGGGGCCCTCCTCCGGGCGCAGATAACCACAGACGACTTGATACATTTTTATCAACTTGGTGATTGCCAGGGGGGTCTCCACAAGTTCCCCGGATTCAAGCTGGGCGAACAGGTCATCCCGGAGGCTGTAATATAGTTTATTCTGTTCGTCCGTCATGGGGACTTTTCGCCGGACATAGGTCAGTTCCCCGTCCTTCCGGTCCCTCTTGGCCCGGTAGGTGTGGGCGTCAAGGCGGGCGGTCAGTTCCTCCAGGTTCTGGTAGCCCACTATCTCCACGGCCCCGGCGGGGGCCCCACGGATGGCACGGCATAAACAGAAGTGGTTCCGGAACGTGTAGAAGGAAGAGAAGCCCAGGAGGTCCGGGGAGAGGATATGAAGCTGGGAGAACAGGTCCTCCACCCCCAGGGAGATTGGGGCCCCGGAGAGTATGCGGCGGTAGCCAGCGTCCTGGGAAATTTTCATGAGGTTCTTGGTCCGGGAGGACCCCGCATTCTTGAACCGGATGGACTCGTCCACGACCAGCATGGTCTTCTTGTCCAGGCGGGCCGCGACGAATCCCACCCCGCTTTTGTGGCTTAGAGCGTCACAGTGGATGAAGTACAGGCGAAGCTTGGGCGAGGCGTCCACCACGGCCAGCCGGTCCCGGAATTTCTTGGTCTCTTTCGACTTGCTTATGTAGACCAGGGATTCATGTTCCACCCAGTCCGGGAGGTGGCGCGGGACCTGTTCCACGGCCCACTGGTCCTGGACGCCATTGGGGGCGATGATGACGGCCCGGTCAATTTTACCTTCAGCGTACAGGCTGGCGATATCGTCCAGACAGACCTTGGTCTTGCCTGTTCCCATCTCCATGATATAGCCAAAAAACTCCCGGCCCCTCGCTTTAAAGAAGGCCTCCTCTTGGAGCCTGAAGGGCTTGGTCTTGAAGCGGAAGTGCTGGGACTCTGGAGGGAGCGGTGGCGGGCCTTTAGCTTCCAGCCTGGACAGTTCCGCCACCCTGGCCAGCCTGCCACTATCCTCCCACTCTATCTCCCCGGGGAAGGTCTTGTTCAGGAACTCGATATTGGCCCGGGTGGCCTCAAAGGACAGGTCCCGCTTCAGCCAGCGGGTCCGCCCTGGGGCAGCCCTGACCGCCTGGAAGTCTGCCGGATGGAAGGAGCCCCGGAGGAGTCCTTTCCCCGAATCCACGAACGCTTTGAGTCTCACTTGTTCACCATGTTGTCCTGTTTCCGATAGGGTCACTTTAGGCCGATTCCCTGGGGCGTCCAGGGTTTACCGGGGGCAAAAGTAAGGAGACTAGGCTGGGAGGGACGTCCACAACGCGGGAGGGAAGAAGAGGTTGGGGTGGTGTATAAAACGGCTCCCCCGGGCGGGAACCTAGCGGGGCAGAGACCTAAACCTGTTTTGTGGCCAAGGTCCGGGATGCGAAAAGCCCAGCAATATCAAGGGGTCTCACGGCCTCCCATCCATTAGCAAATGCTCATGTAATCCGGGCGTACTGAAAAGCCCAGCAATATCAAGGGGTCTCACGGGTTGACCTGTTTCCACACGGAAAAAGTCCGCCTTTATTTTTCTCTTCGCGTGCGCGTGCGCGTATAGAGATTTTGACCTGTTGACATTCCCCAGGACGGGGACTAGAAGCGAATGGACAGTGGGACGAATCAGCTAAACAGGAGAAACAGATTCATGTCAGTTGTTTTTGGCATTCAAGAGCCCAGGCCCTTCTTCGATAGGGTGACGGGCGTCAACCAGACGCGGGACTTCTCGTCCGCGAACCGATACGGGCCCATTAAGTTCCTTCTGAACGTGAAGGACTCGCCTTCGGACGCTCCGGGGCCCTGCACCAATAAAATAATCACCGGCCTCCGGGAGTACACGGAAGGCGACTATCTCATGTTCTCCGGCGGTGACCCTATCGGCTTATGGTTGGCGTGTGCCGCTTTAAATGCCCTGGGGTTCCGAGAGTCCCAGTTCCTGAAGTGGGACCGGGAGAGAGACACCACGGGCAAGGTGGTGTCAGGCTCTGGGTTCTACACTCCGGTGACGCTGCCAACGAGGGCACCATGAGCAAGTTCGTCCAGGAAGAATTGGAGGCCATCTCCGACCATCCGGCGGCCTCTTCCAATTCGGAAATGGCCCGCATGATGGGCGAGGCCGAATCCTACCTTTCCCTAACGGCTGAAGCCGAGGCCATGGACGAGGCGTCCAAGGCTTTAAGGGCCAAGGCCAGAACCATCTTAGAGCAGACCCTGCCCCAGCTTATGGACGAGATAGGCTGCCCATCATTTGAGACCACCATGGGGCACAAGATAACGGTGGGTCCATTCACCCGAGCGGCCATCCCCAAGAAGACCGAGGAGAAGGCCTTTGAGTGGCTCCGTAAGAACGGCCAGGGCGACCTCATAAAGACCCTGGTCACGGCCCGGTTCGCGGCGGGCAAGGACAAGGCGGCAGCGGCAGCGGTCAAGACCCTGGAGAAGTTCGGGGTGGCGGCGGACGTCAAGAACACGGTCCACGCGGGTACCTTGACCGCTTGGGTCAAAAAGGAACTGGAGAAGGACCCCAAAGATCGGGTGGTCAAAAAACTCCCGGAGGACCTTCTGGGGATATACTCCACCCGGATGGCAACAGTTAAACCGCCCAAGGATTAAGTCCTGGGGCACAAGGGCAACTAGAAAGGAAGACAGAAACATGGTTAAACAGAAAGACGTGGCAGTGGTCAAGACCAACGCGGTCCCGGCAATTTTCCAGGAGGACCTGGAGGCCAACGCGGGCGGCGGCATGGAAGGAGCCACCAGCGAGGACATGACGATTCCGTTCCTGGTCATTATGCAGGACCTGACCCCGGAGGCCAAAAAGCGGGACCCGGCCTACATCGACGGCGCGGAGCCCTCCATGTTCTTCAATACGGCATTGCGCCGAATCTACAGTGGCGAAGTGGGCCTCCGGATTGTCCCGGTCTTCTATCGCCGGTCCTATAAAGAGTGGGTACCACGGGCGGGTGGCGGCGGGTTCGTTGGAGAGCGGGACGCCACCATCCTGGAGCAGACCACGCGGAACGACCGGGGCAAGGACGTCCTGGCCACCGGCAATGAGATTGTCACCTCTGGAGACTGGTACTGCCTAGTCCTCCACGATGACGGGACGGTGGATCAGGTGGTGGTTGCCATGTCATCCACCCAGTTGAAGAAGTCCCGGCGCATGCTGACGATGCTAAAAAATGTCCAGCTTCCCCGGTCCAGCGGCAAGGGCACCTTCAATCCGCCCATGTGGTACAATATCGTTAAGATTGTATCGGTCCCAGAATCCAACGACCAGGGGTCCTGGTTCGGGTTCGATTCGTCCCTGGACGGCAACCTGGGCAGCTTGGACGAAGAGGTTGGCCGGCAAGTTATGGACATGGCCAAGGCTTTTGGTGAGGCCGTTTCCTCTGGTGCGGTTCGGGCGTCTCCTCCTCCTTCTGAGGGCGGCAGCGCGGACGCCCCGGTGGCAGGAGATGAAGGGGGAGACGAAATCCCTTTTGATTAACCCCTACCAGTGAAACAGTGGGCCCCCAGATATCATGGGGGCCCTAACTTTCTCAGGAGGGGAGAATCATGGGGGTTGAATCAGAGTTCCACGAACTCTTTAAAGGCTACTCGAAAGCTAAAGGCGCGTTTCGGATTGAGCGCAAGGACATCAAGGGAAAGGCTGTCGGCAAGGCCGCCACCATTCTCCAGGGCCCGACCGTCCATGACTGGGGCGTCCACCTGGAGGGCAAGGACCCCGGCCTGGGCGTCCTGCCGCTGTGCGACGATAACAAGTGCCTCTGGGGCGCAATCGACGTTGACATAATCAACCTGGACCACAGCAAGGTCGAGAAGGATATAGAGACGCACGGCCTCCCGCTGGTGGTCTGTCGCAGCAAGTCCGGCGGGGCCCATCTTTATGTGTTCTTCAAGGAGCCAACGGCGGCAGAGGACGTGGTGGAAGCCCTGTCCTCCTGGGCCGGTACGCTGGGATTCGGCGGCCACGAAATATTCCCAAAACAGACCTACCGGGCCAATGAGAATGACATTGGGAACTGGTTAAATATGCCCTACTTTGGCATGGCAGATACGCTCCGGTATTGCGTCAAGGACGGCAAGGCCCAGACCCCGGAAGTCTTCCTGGAGTGGGCCAACAGCCGCAAGGTGTCCGTGTCGGATATCACCATCGAAGACCCCGACAGTGAATTGTTCGAGGAGGGTCCGCCCTGCCTGAAGTCCATTGAGAAGATGGGCGGCTTCCCCGAGGGCACCCGGAACGAGGGCATGTTCTCCGTTTGCGTTTACCTCATGAAGCGATTCGGGGAGGGCTGGGCGGACCACCTCCTGCCCTACGTCCAAGCGATGACGGACCCCGCTTTAAAGATGGACGAGTTGAACGCCCTGGTGAAGTCCGCCCAGAAAAAGGACTACCAATACAAATGCACCCAGCCCCCTATCAAGTCCCACTGCAACAGGACGGAGTGCCTCCGGCAGGCCCATGGGGTGGGCAGCGGGGCGACAGAAGACAACCCCGTATTGGTGGAGCACCTGACCCGGCTCCAGGGTGACCAGATTCTATGGTTCGCCCAGGTTGGCGGGCGGCGCGTCCTGTTCAATACGGACGAACTCTACAACCCCCTGGCATTCGTCAAAAAGATAGCGGAAGCCACGGGCAACCCTCCGGACCCCATGCCGGTCTCCCGGTGGCACCGGTACATTGGGCGGGTCATTCGGGAGTCCACGACAGAGATTCCGCCGGTCGAGGACATGGAACCCCTGGGCGGTTTCAAGTGGTTTTTGGACAAGTTCCTGACCGGTAACGCCCGCTGCAACACACGGGAAGAGTTGGCGACCAGGGAGGCTCCGTGGTACGATTTGGAGAAGGAGCGAGTCCTGTTCCAACAGATTGCTTTCTCCTCCTATTGCCGGTCACAGGGCTTTCAGGATTTTGGCAGCGCGGTGAAGATTGGGCAGAGCCTCCGGGAGACCTACCCGGAAATTGAACCGGTGCAAATATGGGTGGGAAGACGAAACAAAAGAGTCTGGTCCCTGCCCCTTTCCTCTCTACCTGGACATGGACCTGAAGCAGAAAATGAACCTGAACAGACCCCCACACCTGAAAAGTTCTAAAGCCCGGACCAACTTGGTCCTGGGTCCGCCCGGGACGGGGAAGACCACCTCCCTCCTGGGTCTGGTAGAGGAGGCTTTAAAGGCGGGGATACCCCCCGACCGAATCGCTTATTTAGCTTTCACCCGGAAGGCCGCCAACGAGGCCGTGGACCGGGCCGTGAAAAGGTTCAACCTCCAGCGGGAGGATTTTCCCTTCTTCCGGACCCTTCACTCTTTAGCTTTTCGGTCCATGGGCCTGTCTCGCTCCGAGGTCATGACCACCCAGGACTATGTGAACATGGCGGACGACTTGAAGTCCTACACCTTCACCCACCAATATGACGAGACCGCGGAGAGGCCGCCCATGGGTGGGGGCCTGGGAGACCGGTGTCTCCGACTTTACGCCCTGGCGAAGGCCACAGGCCTCCCTGTCGAGGAGATTCGGCAGGCCTACGACAACGCGGAAGTGGAGCCCCTGGGACTGGAGAAGTTCTGTCTCGCCCTGGACCGCTACAAGGCAGACACTTTAAAGTATGACTTCTCCGATTTCCTGGACCACGAATTGTCCCTGGACGTGGACCTGTTCATTCTGGACGAGGCCCAGGACCTCACGGCCCAGCAATGGGCGTTTGCCCGCAGATTAGCTAAAAAATGCCCCAAGGTCTTCATTGCCGGGGACGACGATCAGGCAATTTTTCAATGGTCCGGGGCTGACATTCGGACCTTCCTGGGGTTCGAGGGGGACCGCTACGTCCTACCGATATCCTACAGGCTGCCCCGAAAGGTCTTCGACGTGGCTGACCGGATTGCGGGCCGTATCGCCTACCGGGCCGCCAAGGTCTGGGAGCCCAAAGCCGAGGAAGGAGACGTTGGATTACTGTCTGGTATGGGGGACCTGGACCTGACCCAGGACGATTGGATGTTTCTGGTCCGCAGGAACTCCCAGGTTTACAAACTTATTGACCTCTGCCGCAACGCCGGGGTGGTCTACAACGACCGGGGCCACTGGTCCAACGATGACGCCACAGTCCGGGCCGTCCTGGCCTACGAACGGATGCGGCGGGGAGAACGGGTCTCCCCCACAGACGCCCACAGGGTCTGCCTGTACGCGGGAGCCGAGCCCAGGCAGGAAACGACCAGCTACCAGTGGCAGGACGTCCGGTGGCCCTTCGAGGGCTCCCCAGACTGGCTTCACGGTATGCCGGGCCTGCCGGATTCGCAGCGGGAGTATATTCGACTCCTCCGGCGGAACGGTGAATCCCTGGTCAACCCGGGCCGGGTGACCCTGTCAACGATTCACGGAGCCAAGGGCGGAGAGTGCCAGAACGTGGTTCTGTTCCCAAAGCTAAACCGCCGGGTCCAGCGCGGGATGAATCTGGACCCCGACCAGGAGCACCGGGTCTGGTATGTCGCGGCCTCCAGGTCTCTCCAGAATCTGTTCGTAGTTCGGGAGCCCTCAAAGTATTTTTACGACATAACCTAAAACAGGAGCACAGACGATGAAGCTAGAAGGCAGGCAGGTTGCGGCCTATGACACCATCATGACGTCCCAGGAGCCCCTGGTGGTCCTCACAGGCAACGCTGGGACGGGAAAGTCCACGGTGCTGGCGGAGGCGGCGGCCAGCGGGGAGTTCGATATCCTGACCCCCACCCACAAGGCGGCGGACGTCCTCCGAAAGAAGGGGGTGTCCAGCCCCCGGACTTATCACTCTGTCCTGTACGCTGCCCAGGAGGAGATTAAATACGTCCTGCCGGACGGCACGGTGGAGGAGGTCTGGGAGTTGGAGGACGTCCCGGAGGAGGGGAAGATTCTCTCCCGGACGCCCTGGTTCGGCAAGCGGGCTGTGACCGGGCAGGCAAAGGTCAAGGCCCTTGTGGACGAGGCCTCCATGGTTCGAGAGAAGGAACTGGACGACCTCATGGGGGCCTACCAGCAAGTGGTCCTGGTGGGAGACCCCTTTCAGCTTCCTCCGGTCAAGGCCAGGGACCTGTTCAGTGAACTGGACGTGGACATTCACCTGGACGAGGTCCACCGGGTGGCGAAGGGCAACCCGATAACAGCCTATGCCAACGCGATCCGCCGGGGCGAGGACCCCAAGCCGGACGGCAAGATAATTGTCCCGCTGGATCAGAAGAACCCTGACCTCTACAAATGGCTGACCGCCAGGGATGTCCAGTCCGTGGTCTGGACCAACAACCTCAGACACCACGTCAACCAGCGATTCAGGGAGACCCTGGGCAGGGAGAGAGGAACCGTCGAGGCGGGAGAGCCTCTGGTCTGCCTGTCCAATATCCGCAAGAGCCTGGACGGGGAGAAGGTTTACCAGATTCTCTACAACGGCCAACTGGTGACCGCTGCAACTCCCCCGGCCACTGGCAAAGGTCCCTATCTCCCCCAGGGCCTGAACCTGGACGAGACCGCGGACGGGATTCGGGTCTGGCCCTTCTGGGACTCCGGACACTGGGCCGCCCGGGCTTTAAAGGGACGGGACGGCTGGGAGGAGAAGGTTCGACGCCTGGGGCGGGCCTACGAGTTCGATTATCCATACGCCCTGACCGCGCATAAGGCCCAGGGGTCCGAGTGGGACCGGGTGGCGGTCTGGGACCAGCGTCCACAAATGAAGCGGTGCATGTCGAGAGAGGGCGTGGCCCGGTGGTATTACACGGCCACCACCCGAGCGGCGGAAAGGCTTCTTTTGATAGCGGCATAAAATAATTTCAAATAATAGTTGACGTAGGTAAAGGGGCCCTTTAAAGTGGTGAACATACAGAGACAGACAGAAACAAACAGGACGGGAGACCAAGCGATGAAAGCCTCAGACGTTAAAACCTTCGATCTGGTTGCGGTCGAAGTGAACGAGAACCCCGTGGGGACCCCCGTGGTCCTCATGGGCCGGGTGGGAACGGTCACTCACCGACTGGCGAACGGATTTGCCGTTTTCGGAATCTTCTCGGTCACGGGGGGATTCGCCACAGTCCGGACGGACGTGGTCAACCTGTTGAGTCGTCCGGGCGAGGTGGCGGCATGACCTTCAACCTGCCCAAGAAGCACGCCCTCCGAATCCGGAGCCTCTACAACTCCAGCAACGTCTCCCGAATCATGCTGAACGCGGGGGATCCAGGCCGGGCGGACTATCTGGAATATGTTTCCGACTGGAAGAACCACGGCGCGAAGGCACGCCGCGACCTTCGCGCCGAGTACGGGATAGAGATTCCCGGGCACAAGTATCCAAGTTGATTCTGGGGTTTATCTGTGCCACACTGAACCACGGCCCCGGGTGAGTAAGGACCCCCAAGTCCCCGTCTTGTTCAAGCAACCTGGGGCCGCTTTAAACAGGAGTACAGAGAATGCAGACTGTCTACCACCACACGTCCGTTGCCCATCTTCCCTGGATAGTCCGGGATGGTTCTCTGGTACGCTCCCCAGCGTGGCCTGACCCTGTCCCCATGCCAGCGGTGGTCTGGGCCACCACGGACCCTGCGGGAGACCGCACGGTGGCGGCCTGTAGCCAGCGGACCCCTGCCCTGATTCCCCGGGCCCGTATCGCCTTCCCCCAGGACCTTTTCCTTCCCTGGGTAACAGAGGCTTTAAAGCTGAAGTCCGAGGCCGTGGCGGCGGCCTGTGACACGGCATACCGGATGGTCCAGCCCAACGTCACCGGATGGTTCATGTCCTATGAGGACGTCCCCATGTCGGAGGCCTTCCACATTGACGTCCGCACCTATCGGACGCCCTGGCGGACGGTCGAGGTGGACACGGTCACCACGGTGTCCCCACCCGAGTGGCGGCCATGGTGGGAGGGCTCCCTGTCGATTCCAAGCGGAACATGGTCCGCACCAACCGGATGGAATACTTCAGGAACTCAACACAAATGGAGGCCTTTAAATGAAGACAGTTGACATATATCTGGACCACCCCCGCGCCGGGTTCGGCTGGCGGCGGGTCATTCAAATAATGCAGGGGCCCAAGTGGACCTCCCTGTTTGACCCTGCCACCCTGTTCCACTTCAAGCTTCCCACGGGCTCCCAGGCTGTTAAGCTGGCCAAGGACCGGGGGGCAGTGGACGAGGCCGCTTTGCGCCGGAGGATAAAGGCTCGACGCCGGGCAGGTTTTACTGACAACGCCCCAACAGCCACAAAGGAAGCTTTTCAAGTTTAACGGACGCCTAGCCGGAGGCCTTCCCCGAGTATCGTTTTCTCATTCGGGGCAGCATTTCCGGCAGCGGAAAGACGGCGAGTGCCGCTGCACAATAACCCCGTCACTAGGTGGGCCCTATCGTTACCTCCTGGGGCCGCGACCTACTCTCCCGGTGCCGGTGCCGGAATGCTCCGGTATTCAGCCCATGCGGTGTGCGCGGGCCCACCGGCACCGGGGGGATTGCTTTAAAGAGGACCACATGGCCGAAATATATTGCTCCTCCTATTTTTGCGAACACCCGACCTGCCCGCACAAAATATCGGTGGGGAAAAAGCACAGCCTGGAGTTCAACATGGTCGAGTTCTACTTGTCCCCCATCCGGGGAACCCGGGACTGCCCCGGATATATGAGACTGCCCAGGCCTCCGAGTCTGGTCCTGAAACAGGATGACAACCTATGACACAGACGCCTCTTGACGCCCGGGACCTGATATACCGGCTGGAGACCGTGCCGGATGGGGACATAGCCCTCTCACGGGACGTTTTGGCCTTCCTGGGCCATAAAGGACCGGGGGAACGGACCCTGGACCAGTGCGCCATCTATATGGAAGTGGCCATCCTTCTGTGGCGCAAACACCGTGCCAAGGAAGAGGCGGCAGGCCGGTCCACCATGGAGGTGGGTCACCCGTTCAGCTTTGTGGACGGAGACTCCTTGCACCCCAACATATTTTCCGGCAAGGGCAAGACCCACGCCTTGCGTGTGTGCGCTGCCTTGGTTCGGGCCCAGACGGGGATTCGGGACTAATGCAATTTCCTCTTTTCAAGCCAGAGGTCACCTGGGCCCCACCTGACAACCTGCCTGTCCTGGACAATCTGGTGGCCCTGGACTTCGAGACCAAGGACCCCTTCCTGAAGAAGCTGGGCCCAGGCTGGTGTTTCCCCCACGGCGGCAGGATTGCCGGGGCCGGGTTGGCCACGGCCCAGGGCTCCTGGTATCTGCCGACCGGGCACGAAGGCGGCGGCAACCTGGACGAGGGCACGGTCATCCGGTGGCTGAAGGCCATGGCGGCGGACCCCGCCAGGACCTGGGTCTTTTGCCATGCCCTCTATGACATGGGCTGGGCGCGGCGGTACGGAATCGAGTTCGCAGGCCCGGTGGTGGATATCCAGTTCCTGGCCTCCTTGATAAACGAGGACGAGGACAGCTATTCGCTGGACAATATGGGCGAACGTGAACTGGGCAAGCGGAAGGATACGAAAAAGCTAAAGGAGGCCCTCGCCTCCTACGGTTTAAAGGGCCTGGGCGACCTGTATAAACTCCCCGCCGCATGTGCCGGGGAGTACGGAGAAGGGGACGCTTCCCTGACCCTGGACCTTTACCATCATTACATGCCGATCATCGCGGCCAACAGGCTGGAGCGGGTCAACAGGCTGGAGCACAGCCAGATTCCCCTCCTCCTGGACATGCGGGCAGACGGAGTCCGGGTCAACGTCAACAAGGCGGAGGCTCTGTCCGGAGAATTGAAGCTGAAGAAGGCGGAGGCCCTGGAAGAGGTCAAGCGCCTCACAGGAATCCAGGTGAACCCATGGGTGGCCCAGTCCGTGGCGGCGGCCCTGATCGAGTCCGGGGCAGTGGCGGAGGCCGATATCCCCCGGACCCCCAAGACGGCCCAGCCGAGTATCGGCGCGGACTGGCTGGAGGGTCTGGACCATGAGGTCCCCAGGCTGATTCTGGAGTCCAGGAAGGTGGACAAGATGGAGTCCATGTTCGTCCGGAACTATATCTTGAACCACGCGGTGAACGGGCGGGTCCATTGCTCCTTCCACCCTTTAAAGGGTGAGGTCGGAGGGGCGGAAACGGGCCGGTATTCCTCCTCCAACTTCAACTTCCAGAACCTGCCAAATCCAGAGAATGACCCTATCTGGGCATTCCGTCTCAGGAGCCTCATAGAGCCGGACGAGGGGGACGAGTGGGCCGCCGTGGACTATTCCTCCCAGGAGCCCCGCCTGATCATCCACTGGGCCGTTAAGATGCGGGCCCCCGGTGGTGCGGCCATGGCGCAACGGTTCCGGGACGACCCTTCCACCGACCTTCACCAGATCACGGCGGACCTTTGTGGGATTCCTCGCAAGCCTGCCAAGATCATAAACCTGGGTCTGGTCTACGGAATGGGCGGTGCTGAACTCTGCCGACAGCTAGGCCTCGCCACCCAGTGGAAGGAGGTCACTTTCCGGGACACAAACGAGACCAAGGAGATTGAGATTGCCGGGGAAGAGGGCCAGAGGATACTGAACCAGCACGCCAAGGAGTTGCCCTTTGTGAAGTCCATGGCGGACACTATGAAGAACGAGGCCAAGCGGAGCGGGTTCGTCACCACCCTGTCAGGCCGCCGGGGTCATTTCCCCAAGAACGCCGCCGGGCAATATTGGTATATTCACAAGGCCTTGAATAAGCGAATCCAGGGCAGCGCGGCGGACCAGTTGAAGCAGGCCATGGCGGCCCTGTGGAAGGAGAAAATAAAGATTCGGGTCACGGTCCATGACGAGGTGGGCCTGTCGATCACAGACAGGTCAGAAGCTAAACGGGCGGCGGAGATAATGGAACATTGCCTGCCCCTGGAGGTCCCGTTCCCCGTGGACGTGGACATAGGGACGAGTTGGGGAGAGGCCAAGCCGGTCACCCTTTAAACAGCACAGCAGGAGAACGGAATGAACATCGACAAAATGAATGCGGCCATCACCCGGTATCTGGACGCGGGCGGCAAGGTGGAAAAGCTAAAGACCGGGGTGGCCAGAGGCTTGACCAAGTGGGAGGAGTCCCTGTGGACGGCCCAGGTGGGCTACACCGGACGGGTGGCCACCAACATGGCAGCCTCCCAGAAGAAGGCCACCCAGAAGTCCGCAAGGCGGAGGGCGGCCAATGTCCTCTGAGAATCCAGACCTGCGGTGGTTCGAGTTGTTCGGAAGGTGCGGCGGCTGTGGACGCCCTGCGGCGGGCATTCTCCGGAACAACCTGAACGCCAACATGGGCCCGTATTGCCAGAGGTGCGCCACCACCCGCCTGGGGAGAGCCAAGCTGGAGCGGGAGCGGCTGGAAAAGAAAGAGGTTGACATAGGTAAACCCTCCCTTTAAAGTGGTTTTATCAAAACAGAGACAGACAGGAACAACCGATGAAGGCCACCAAGCACAGCAACGGAGAAGTAAAGACCATCGACCTGAAGGCTGCCAAGACCAAGAAGCCCTCCATGGGCGGCACCCAGGTGAAAGTTGTCGCCCGCAAGCCTGCCGTCAAGAACGTGGCCGTGGCCAAGAAAGCGAACGCCAAGAAGGCCAAGGCCATCAAGAACCCCGTCCAGGTGACGCGGGAGCAGTGGCTCCGCCGGATTGTCGCGATGGCGCGGCCCATGTTCGAGAAGGCCGGGTCTCCGTTGCCTGCACCCGAGAAGTTGAGGGTGGCCATAGGGCTCCCGTCCGGCTCCCGCAAGGCACGCGGCCAGTGCTTCCGTAGCGTCTGTGCGGCGGACGGCGGACGTGAGTTGTGGGTGTCTCCCACGATTGGCGGGGCCGGTGACGAGATAAAGTTTATCTCCACCATGGTCCATGAGTTGTGCCACGCGGCCCTGGAAGACGAGGTTGGCCACACGGCACCCTTCGTCCGGCTGGGGACGGCCATGTTCCTGGAGGGCAAGCCCACCCACATGATCGGCGAGAACAGCGAGGCCTTCACCAAGGTCTGGGAGCCCATCATCAAGAAGGTTGGCCCATATCCCGGGGTGGCGTTCAATCCGGGTTCGGCCGAGAAGACCCAGAAGACCCATTTGGTCAAGGTCGCCTGCAACGATGGCGAGTGTGGAGCGGTCTTCCGGATCACAGCCAAGTGGATTGACGCCGCAGAGGGCGGCCTGACCTGCCCCGTCTGCAAGTCCGATGACCTGGGGGTGGGTTAAGACCTGGAGGCCCTTCGGGGCCTCCTCTACCCTTTAAATGAAACAGGAGAACAGATTATGAGTTTCCCAAAAAAGTTCACGGCTGGAGTGGCCAGCATTCTGAGTGGTGGGGAGGCAAGCCCCTGGGCCATGTCAATCCTTGTGAAGATCAGCCCCCAGACCGAAGTCTTCCTGGGCCGGGTGTTCATGGTGGAGACCACCTTGACCGAATCCGATGGGGCCCCTCACGTTATGATTTGCCTCACAGAGACCCCGACAGGATGCCCCACAGGACGAGTGGGGACCAGGGGTGGCGGGGTCCAGTATTTCAGCCGGTTCAACCGGTCAGGTTCTGGGCAAGGCATGAATCTCCGGGCCCGGGCCCTCTTCCTGGGCAAGGGGGTCCTGACTGATCAGGTCTTGGCGGAATTTACCAGCGCCCGGGACGGGCCCATAAATGGTCTCGTTTGCTACACTTGCGTTTTGCCGATTTCCGCTTTCGTGGAGCGGTCCCGGCGGACCAGGAGGGAGTTTGGTCAGGTGGCCATGGCCAATCCAACCCAGGCCTCTCTGCCCCAGGTGCCCCAGGTGGCCCCTCCCGTGGTGGCCGGTGCCCAGGTGGCCCAGGTGGCCCAGGTCATCGCCTCCGGGGGACCGGTGGTCCCACTGAACCCCCAGGGGGTGGCCTTCAACGCCTTGTCCAAGGCCCTGAACGACCTGGACGAGTCCGGGCTCTCCCTGGAGTATGATGGGCAGCCCATGGACGTCACCAAGATATCCGTCACCACGTCCACGCGGTGGCTGATCCGCAAAGGCTAAACCCGGGAGCCCTTCGGGGCTCCCCCTTCCCCCTTTAAAGGAGGCGGCGAGGGCAACCACGGTGCGAGATTTTACCTTTTGCTTTTCATATGGCCATGGCCATCCGGCCCTGACCCTGATCGCCACAACCCCGGCAGGGGCGGAGGTCTTCTTACTGGAGACAGACACGGGTTGGAGAGTGTCCTACCCTGAGACGACGATTCCCGAGGGAAACACGTTCCTGCCTGCTATCGTCCTGGCCGCTGCCCGGTGGGCTCGACGCCAGCGCCGGTCCCGTGGCAAAAGCTAAAACCCGCCGGACCCGGAAACTGCGGCGGGGCGCAAAAGCTAAACAGAACCATGGAGAAGGGGCCACCCGGACGCACAAGGCCCGGGCAGGCCGTACAGGGGCCATCCGGTCCAAGAATCTGAGGAGTCGAAAGGGACGAAAATGAAACAAAACACTTCCCACGCTGTCATGTCACAGGCCTCCCCTCAGAGCCGCCTGGGGCGGAACTTCTTCCCCACGCCCCCCTGGGCCACCAGGGCCCTGGTCAACTATCTCACGGTCGCTTACGGCCGCCCAGGGGACTGTTGGGACCCGGCGGCGGGTGAGGGCCACATGACCGTGGCCCTGAAGGATTCCATTATGCCGGAGGCCAGCGTCTGGGGGTCCGATATATTTGACTATGGGGCAGGGTTCCCTGTCCTGGACTTCCTGGCCATGGAAAAGTCTGCCGGTCCCCTGGTGGACTGGATCATCACCAACCCGCCCTTCAACAAGGCCGTGGACTTCGCCCACAGGTGCCTGGACCTGCAACCGGTGGGCGGGTTCGCCTTGCTGGTTCGGACCACATGGCTGGAAGGCGGGAAGCGTTACGAGGCCCTATTTCGCCACAATCGGCCCAGCTATGTTATGGTTTTCACGGAGCAGGTCCCCATGCTGGAAGGGGTCCTGAATCCCAAGGCCTCCTCCGCCACGTCCTATTCGTGGTTTGTCTGGGATACGGAGAAGCCGGGGCATGACCTTTCCAGGCCGGGCGGACAGACCAAGACAGTTTGGTTTCCGCCAGGGACCCGGAAGAATTTTGAGAGGGCCGGAGATTATGACCCCCTGACCCCAGCCCAGAGGACGGCGGACGGAGTCAAGGGGTATGAGGTGGCGATGGAGGCTCTACGAAAAGCTAAAGAGGAGAAGGAAGGTGGCCCCTTTAAAGCTTGAATTAATACCTGAGGACATGCCGGAAAGGGTCCTAATGTCCGGAAGCTTGGGGGAGCGGACCTTTTTTGAAATCAAGGTTCGTGGCCCTGTGGGGGTCAACGAACTGATAAACCTTATCCGGAAGCTGGACCTGGATCTCCAGATTCTCCGGAAGGAGGATGAGTCCGACGCTTCACCCGAATTGTTGGTTGGTCCCGATACCTGGTGAGGAACGGAATGCGGCAGTGCTTGCAGTACCAGACCTCCGCGTACACCACCTTTTGATAGGGCCCTTTGTAGACGGCCAGTGGCTTGTACCGCATGGAGTACAGCGGGTCCCTGGTGTGCTCTCCGAGGAGGACACAGAACACGATTCGCATAAGCCAGTGGTAAACCCATTTAAAGGGAGCCATGCCCCAGGATAGCCCTCTGGGCGTCTTAAAAAAGCTTGCAATTTAACGGTGTCGCAGGTAAGTGCTTTTATACCTTCAGGGAGTGGCCCCGGAGGCTCAAACAGGAAGAACAGATTCATGGCTTCTTTCAAGCTTTCCGAGCAACAGCAAAATGTCATCGACTGGGTCAAGAGTGGCTCCGGTTCCATGATCCTCAAAGCCCGCGCCGGGTGTGGCAAGACCTTTGTCCTGCGGCAGGTCATTATGACCATCGCCAAGGCCTACCCCCAGGCGGAGACCTTCTGTGGTGCCTTCAACAAGGCCATTGCGGGCGAGATTGCCGAGGCCGTCAAGGAGGACTTTAAAGCAGAGGGTCTGCCCTTCGACTGGAAGAAGATTGGTGTCTCCACCCTGCACAGTGCCGGGTTCTCCGCATGGCGTTACAAGGCCAAGAACAAGGACCTGAAGGTCAACGAGAAGAAGGTCGCGGAGATTTTTGAGGCCATGGTCAAAGCCCTGACCCCCAGGGCGGTCCAGGATGAAATGTTCAAAGCCACCTCCGTGGTCCTGGACTTGGTCAGCTACGCTAAACAGCGCGGATTCGGTTTCCTGGTGGAGATTGATGACACCAAGGAGTGGTTCGACATGGTTGACCATTTCGGTGTCGAGGAAGTCCCCGCCGGTACGGACGCGGTCATTGAGTGGGCCAAGACGGCTCTGAAGACCTCCATTTCCCAGGACTGGGACGTCATTGATTTTGACGATATGCTGTTGGCCCCTCTGGTCCACGGTGCCCGCTTCTTCGGCAAGGACTGGGTCCTGATTGACGAGGCCCAGGACACCAACCCCGTCCGCCGGGCCCTGGCCCTGGCCCTGCTGAAGCCCAAGACAGGCCGCTTGATTGCGGTGGGTGACGAGGCCCAGGCCATTTATGGCTTCACGGGTGCCGACAGCGACAGCCTGGACCAGATTCAGAAGTCCCTGGGCGCGGTGGTCATGCCTTTAAATACCACCTACCGCTGCCCCAAGGCCGTGGTTGAGTTCGCCCAGCAATTCGTGTCCGATATCAAAGCCCATGAGTCCGCCCCCCAGGGGTCCGTGGAATACGTTGACGTCCTGCCCCAGGAGTCTCTGACCGCTGCCGATGCCATCCTGTGCCGCAACACGGCCCCGCTGGTGTCTCTGGCCTTCGGTCTGATCCGGGACGGAATCGGCTGCAAGGTCGAGGGCCGCGACATTGGCAAGGGCCTGATCGCCCTGGCCACCCGGTGGAAGATCAAGACCACCTCCGAGTTGCGGGCCCGGCTGGACGCCTACCTGTCCCGGGAGACCACCAAGTGGTTGGCCAAGGACCGGGAGGAGATGGTTCAGGCCGTGGACGATAAGGTCCAGACCCTGTTCTTGCTGATCGGGCGTTTGGCCCTGGAGCAAAAGCACCTGATTTCGGACGTGGTGGATACCATCCAGTCCCTGTTTGGGGATGACGTCTCCGGGGCGGGCCTCCTGACACTGGCCACGATACACCGGTCGAAAGGCCGCGAGTGGCCCACGGTCTACTGGTACGCTCCGGAGTTGTGCCCGAGCCCTTGGGCCCGGAAGGACTGGCAGGTAGTCCAGGAGGAGAATCTGCAATATGTCGCGGCCACCCGGGCCATGGACCGTCTGGTCTTCGTCCCGGGCCCGCCCAAGGCCAAGGCCAAGGCCAAGGCCAAGAAATAGGAGGAGGCATAATGATGGCCCCCTTCCTCCAGGGGATTCTCCTCCTGGCCTTTATTGTCTGCCTTGTTTGGCTCACGGTGGACCAGTTCCTTTTAGCTATTGTGAGGACGATGGGATGAAGAAGAAGGAGTGGAAGTGGGCCGTCTTCATGTGGAGCATGTGGGGGGCGGCGGTGTGCGTGTTCCTGGGGATCATTGCCCTGGGAATATGGGTTCTGGTCCATGTGGCTTCAGGTGGCTGCCCCACATGATTGACCCCGGGACCCCTGTGGTGGCCGTCTATATGTTCGTGGCGGTTATCTTCGGCCCCGTCTTCGGGGTGGACCACTTCGTCCAGGAGAACCTGACCCGGGAGGAGTGTGAGTGGATGCAGGAGGACGCCAAGCTTCTCATGAGGGCCCCGCATATCACGTTCCTGGAAACATCATGCTGGATAAAGGACAAGGAAGAATGAGCGGGACGACTGTTTCCTATATCATCCTGGCCATTGTGACGGTGCCGTTTTGCGCGGCCAGCAAGACCACATTTGGCTCCCGGGTGGCGTCCACGTTCCTGACCATGTGGAGCCTGGGGTGGGCGATATATTTTCCCCTGACCCCAGAGGCGATTCTATGGACATACCTGGACCTAGCGGTGGCCACGGCCCTGTGGCCCCTGGATGACCAGATTGACGAGCGGAGCCCTGTGGTCAGGACCTGTCTGGCCTACCTGTTCCCCGCCCTGTTGTGTGCCTTTCTGCTGGGGGCACTACTGCATGGGGCAAAAATGTTCCGGCCCCGCAAAAGCTAAAGGAGACGATGATGAAAGTAGTTGACCCAGGCCACACCTATATCATGAGGGATATAGACGGAACCGGGATTCAATATATCCAATTTGTGAAGCGAGAAGGGGACAACTATCCAGGAAATACTGGAAGCCGTCCTGGGATTCTCTGTCAGGAGGCCCTTCGAGTTCTTATTAACCGGTGCGAATACTTGAATAATCAAATACCCTGCGCCGAAACGGAAGCTATTATTGCCAACCTGCGGGCAGCTTTCCTTGCTTTCGAGGTCAGGGCAGCGCGGGTCCGGGGTGAGGTCATTGACCTGCCAAGGAGGCGGCCAACCAGGAGCATTTGGAGGCCAAGAGGCCGGAACCTGTGAAGAGGGAGCCCGTCCCCCAACAGTGTGGGACATGCCGATTCTGGAAGGACGAAAGGTGTAAAAAATACCCTCCCGTCCCTTTCGTGGTGGTAGAGGGCCACCGGCCCCGGTTTTATGCCGTTCAACCTAAGACCCAAAAAGAGGACACCTGTGGAGAGTTCAATTGGGTGTGAGGTATGGAGCGGGAAAGACCAGCCCAGGTTGCAAAACCAGAGGAATCGGCGCTAGGAAAAAGGTAACATTCTTGCGTGTCTCGCTTTAAAGCAGGAGGATATGAACGCTTGACAGGAGGCTCTGGGAGGTAGACGCGGGCGCGGGGGATACGCGCGCATGACGCGAGGAGTTTTTTATGTGCGTGAATAATCGGTGGTTTTTGTCTTATTTGATCATTTGACCTGTTAAGGTGTTGAATAGAATAGGGTATTCGGCCCCCGGATTGGGTTTTTCCCATGCTATGAGGTGGGAGGATTCCGAGAGGCTAAAAAATAGAGGATTGAAAACAAACACCAAAAGACCCCTCCCGGACGTTTGATTGCACAGGTAAATTCTGCTAGGGTGGGTTTTTGCAACCAGTTTAGAAAGGGCAAGCGATGACGCCGGAACAGATTGATATTCTCCGAGTCCTGTCGAGGGGTGACCCCAACAGTGACCCCGTGGTGACAACCAGCCCCGAGGACAAAGCGGTCCTTCGGGAAGCTAACCTGGGGGAGCGGGTCCTGGAATTGGAGGCGGCGGCTCTGCGGGCCTATTCGACTCTGCGGGCCTATAAAGGGCGGGCGATGGACCTGGAGGCCGGGTTGGGTGTCGCGGAAAGTGAGGCCGTGACCCTGCGAGAACTGGTTGGGCACCTGAAGCCCAAGGTGGCGGACCAGCGGAAACGGATGGAGGAACTGTCCGAACAGCTTCGGGACCGACCGGACCAGGACAAGCTGGATGCCCTGCGGGACGAGAACCGGGACCTGATTATAAACTTCGACAGGGAGACCGACTTGCTGGGGGAGAAGGCCGGGGAGTTGACCGAGGCTAAGAAACTGCTAGGGGAGGCCTTGTTCACGGTCTCACGGCACGCCGCCCGGAATGAGGGGCTGGTGGAACGTCTGGAGGCAAGCCGGGACCATGCCAAGGAACTGGATAAGGGTAAATTGTCGGACGGATTGCCGGGGCCATCAGGACCCTGGGGCGGCAGCAGGGGTACACCGGGCTCCCGGTCCTGGATGAAGAGGTGACCATGGAGGACAAGGACGGGACGGTCAGAGAGGCCCATCGTATGACCTCCGCATGGTTCCCAACCACGGAGGAGATTGAGGCCCTCCGGAATGGCGCGGCCTTTTATTTGATGCTTCTAACCACGGCCCACCCTCCTGTGGCTTTAAAGGTTGGGAACGCGGCACCGATGGACGAGGAGGGGTGACCCATGAGGGAGAGCCTTCTGGCCCAGAACATCCAAAAGCTGCCCGGGGTGTTCTGGGTCCGGATAGAAAATAAACTTGCGGGTGGATTGCCGGATGCTATAGGTACATTTTACGGCCACACATTTTTTGCAGAGTTCAAGAGCCTGGACCGGTACTCTGAGAAGTTAGGGGCGACCAAGGAGCAACTGTTATGGCACAGAAGGTGGAACCGGCACGGAGGCGTGGCGCTGTTCATGATGAAGGCAAGGGAGGAGTTCCTTTGCGTGCGGCACAGCGACGGGGGAAACTCGATTCTGGCCTGCGGAAAGGCTTTAAAGCCCGTCTTCGGGAAGCAGTCCCTGTTGAGGATGTTGTACCTTGCGAGTTTGAGGTGACGGCGGCGGAGTATGACCTGTTGGAGGCCAAGCGGGAACGGGACCATTGTATTCGTGGCTGGCCGGAATGGAACATGGGGGCAGAGCCCAACCTGGGGGAGATTTGTTACCTGATCCGGTGCCGGATGGACGAGCGCATGAAGGACATGGCCAAGGATATTGGGACTTCCCATGTGACTATGATACGCTGGGAGCGCGGCAGGGGCAGGTGTTCCCGATTGTGGGACTACTGGGCAGAGCAGGGGTGGCGGTTACCTGTGGCGGCCCTTGAAAAGGCAAAGGCTTTAAATGACGACCAAAGCACGCACTGAAAAGTCCAAGAAGGTCAAGTCCCGGAACAGGAATGTGGAGGCCAAGGCTGTGGCCCCCTTTCGTACCTGGGCAAACAAGCGGTCTTTCTCGGACAGTATCATGAGGTCCCTGGAGTCCGCTTCCAGATTCCCTGGGGAGAGAGCCCTGGAGGCTGTCACCAAGAAGCTGGTTCATATTGCCCTGGAGGATGGGCACCCGTACCAGTTCCAGGCCATCAAGGAGATAGGCGACCGACTGGAGGGCAAGCCCACCGTGAAGGTCGCCGGGGATGCTGAAGGAGACCCCATTGGAATCACTGAGCAGTCCCGAGAACTCCTCATTTATAAACTCAACGCTATCGCTCGAAACCGAGAAGGAACGGGAAGCCTTCATTAGGAAGGCCACCCCGGAACAGGTTCACGACCTCCTCTATAATTGGCGATATTGGGCACGACCAGACCAGAGGCTTCCACCGGGGGCCTGGGTCACATGGTTGATTCTGGCAGGTCGAGGGTTCGGTAAGACCAGGACCGGGGCAGAGACTGTCCGGGCATTTGGACAATCCAAGACCTACAAACGCATGGCCTTGATTGCCCCAACGGCGGACGATGCCAGGGCCGTTATGGTGGAGGGCGAATCCGGTATTCTGGCTTGCAGCCCGCCCGGGGACCTCCCTTTGTACGAGCCGAGTAAGCGCCGACTTACCTGGGCGAGCGGGGCAATAGCCACCCTGTATTCAGCGGACGAGCCCAGACGCCTCCGTGGACCACAACATGACTTTGTCTGGGCGGACGAGATTTGCGCCTGGGAGTATCCAGAGACCTGGGACATGGCCCAGTTCGGCCTGCGGCTGGGCCACAACCCCCGGGCAATGGTTACGACCACCCCCAAGCCCGGCAGGCTGTTGAAGGGCCTTATGGAGGGCCTGGGGACCCATGTGACCCGGGGCAGCACCTACGCCAACCGTGACAACCTAGCGCCGGTATTCTTCCAGACGATTGTGAAGAAGTACGAGGGGACACGCCTGGGCCGCCAGGAACTGAACGCGGAAGTCCTGGACCAAGCAGAGGGAGCCTTGTGGACCAGGGACCTTGTTGAGAAGACCAGGAGGAGCGACCACCCAGAGTTCAAGCGGGTGGTGGTGGGAGTTGATCCGGCGGTCACCAAGACGGACACCTCAGACGAGGTTGGTCTGATCGTTGGGGCCCTGGGAGTCGATGACAATGGCTATATTTTGGCAGACATGTCGGCCAAGATGACGCCCAACGAGACCTGCAAGAACGCTGTTGGTGCTTTAAAGGCCTGGGACGGTGACCGGATTGTGGCCGAGGTGAACAACGGCGGGGACTGGATTGAGTTGGGCCTGCGGCAGGTTGACAAAAACGTCCCATACAAGAAACTACACGCCAGCCGAGGGAAGAAAGCCCGAGCGGAACCGGTGGCCGCCCTGTTCGAGCAACACCGTTGCCATTTGGTGGGCTCTTTCCCTGAATTAGAGGATGAACTATGTTCTTGGGAGCCGGACGGCAAGAGTGCAAGCCCGAATCGGCTGGACGCTTTGGCCTGGGTTGTCACCGAGTTGATGATTTCTGGCTCCGGTGCCTCTACCATGAGAGTCCGAGCCTAAAGGGCTATATTGGGATTTAAAGCCATGCCTGTCGATACGCCTTGCCAGTCCTACCAGGAGAACATCGCCCAGTGGAGCCGGGTCCGAGACTGTTTGGCCGGGTCCGATGTGATCAAGAGCAAGGGAACGACATACCTGCCCAAGCCTGCCGGGCTGTCCAATTCAGACTTTGACGATTACACCATGAGGGCCGAGTTCTACCCCGCCACTGCCAGGACCCTGGACGGTCTGGCCGGGGCGGTATTCCGCAAGGACCCCTTGATGACGGTCCCAGC